TTAAGGGTGCTTATGAAAGACCAGAAAAATATATATCCAAGAAAAACAATACACGAAAAATCAAGAAGAATTATTTATAAGTTCTCATATAAAATGGGCGTTTTAAATGAGAAAAGGTGTAAAGAAGATTTTTTTGGCGAAGAACATATCATCTTCTTTGCGAATTGGTATATATTTTTTATTTTTTGGAATACTTTTTTTGTCACACATTTCATTGCAAAAATTATGACGTAAAATGTGCGTTATATGATTGAATGCATATAACTTTGTATATTTTACGCAAATAGATCCCATACTTGTATTTGTTAATATTTCTGGAATATGGAGTGCTATTTTTTCAATCAATTCTGTGTCCGATAGTAATACCTTATTTACTATTTTATAGATAAACTCCTCCTCACGTCCGCCAGATGCGAATTCAAAAATCAAATTTGTAATTTCTTTGGGAAGTCGAATCGCGATTTCATCCAAATTAATAGCGGTGTTTGGAATATTATGTATTACATAATCTGCCATTTTATTGATAAATTTTTTTATATTAGATATATTTCCTATTAATTTTCTAAGACTACTTTTTTGGTTATCAGTTAATTGTTCCGTAATAACAGCGTCTTCATTAAATACATGGGCGTAAAAACTAGATATATGACAAAATGTATCATCGAAACTTTTTATATAAACCCATTTTTTATTCGAATATAAATATGGATAATTATTATAATTTCGCAATTTCGTGAATTTGATGAAATGGGGTAACAAAAATTCAAATCCAGCATCAAATGAAAATGGTTTGTTTACTGACATAGTTATTTTATACTTTACGTTATAAAGTATAATATGTTACAAATCAATTTTGCATTTTTCCTTAGTCATATACACCCTTGGATTATTCAAGGGTTTAATCGTCTTTTTCTTTAGATGATAATATGGTTTCATTATGAGTCTTTGCCCCTTCCTCATCCGCAACTTCGCGTTCGTCGAAATTCGTCGTTTCTGTTACACCCACCAAATTACCATTTTCATCAATTGTCTGCGTCAATTTATTTCCGCTCTTTTGGGCATTCTTAATATTCTCTTCAATTGCCTTCTTTTTCGTCTCTTTAATGCGGCGTTCGAAATCCTCCTTTGCTTTCACCTCATTCTTCATTTTTTCTTGATGCAATTGGTTAAGCTCCTCTTCCGCAAATTCTAATCTTCCCGTCTTATACGCGTCTGGGTCCCAAGGCATCCAAATACCCACCGGACCAACGAAAATATCATGATTGGGGTCGAAATCGCGAATTTTCTTGCAACGCAATTCCGCTTCTTCTTGAGTTGCATAGACACCTCGCAATTTCAATCCTCTTACGGATGTTTGAAAATTGTTTTGTTTTTGAAATTTTTGAATAAGCGACTCTTCGTTTTTATCCAAAAATGTTTTATAATCGTCATATACATCCCCCTCTTTGAGCTTGATTTCTTCCTCTTTAATGAAATCCGTATAATCATTAATTACATCATCTACCTTCAAATTGTATTTATAGGATATGAAATGTATAAAATCAAAAAATTTACTCATCGATTTATTGAAATCCCATTGTTTTAGGAATTCGTCAAATAAAAAAATCTCCAGCTTTTTAAGATTTTTTTCGGGAGAAATGAATGAAATACATGCGAATTTTTGGCCGGCAATAGTAGGGTCCTCGTCACATACATCAATATATTTAGGGTTTATTTCTCCATTTTCCAATACTTTTCTTTCAAATCCATTGTTCAAGGGGGTTGACATTTGTATAATAGTAATTTAGGAATTTTCTATTTAAGTGTTTTTATATAAAATATGATTTGATTTATACCAGGGAATATTTGAAATAAAATGGTAGGGTATATTTCAAAACGGCATCGGTATTTATTACTACCTAATCATGAGATTTTTTTGTTTTATATATTATATAGAAAATGAGTGCTATGTTTGATTTCGGCGAACTTGTTAAAAGAGCTATCAAATATATTGTTGAAGGTATTATGGTTGCTATTGCTGCTTATGCCATCCCTAAAAAACAGTTGAACGTGGAAGAAGTTGTTATTATTGCTCTTACCGCAGCTGCAACCTTTAGTGTATTAGACGTCTTCATCCCATCTATGGGCGTGAGTGCGCGTAGTGGTGCTGGTATGGCTATTGGTACTGGGGTTGCTGGTGGCATTCGAATTGCGGGTTAAACCCTTGGTTAAACCCATATCACCATCTATTACCTAAATTTTATATCATAAAATAATCATATGATATAAACATATAATTCTTCCTTTTTTATTGGTCTAGCTTCTATTGTGCGTTGAACCTGTGTCATATAATCATTCATACGGTTGGGAAAAATATCCAATCTAAATCATTGCATACCATTTTCCAAATCATGTCTTGTTCCAATTGTTTTTCGCGGTCTTTCATCATGGGAATATACGGCAAATATTGAGTCTGATCCAATAAAACGCATAACTGATAAAGTGTATATGTATAATTGAAAAAGTTCGTGCGATTAGGGGGGCAATGAACCGCCCATGGTTTCTGAATTTCGATAAAAAGAACACACAACGTTTCGTGGAGCTCTTCATTCATAATCGGCGGTTTAATCCCGAAGATAGAATTGATATATTGGATATGTTCAAAATACTTGTTTAGTCCCAATTTTCGCAAAATTTCGCGCATTTTATCATAATTGATTTCTCGCATATCTTTGATGCGTTCTTTTTTTATTCTTGCTCGGATGGTCTCAATAACCTCTTTCGGAATCTGCGTGGTCTCTTTCGCTTGAAATTGAGAGAGAATTTCTTTGAAATGATTCAACCGTATATAAGCAGTATAAGAAACCTCATTCGGCGGTTCTTTATTTGACGGTTTTGAATTATCCACAATGTAAGTGATAAATCGCCCGCAATGTTGATTATTGCATATTAAAATACCTTCCTCATCTTGTGGGATAAGTTCACCTTTGTGACAAGAACCGCACACATCACTCGGAATGACAAAATCGTGAATATTAATGATTTCCCTATTCACATTTTTCCAATATTTTTGATAGGTGGTTTTAGCGCGGTTATAGCGGTCGCTATTCGGATTTTCTGAATCGGGACTGGTCGCTTTTATTTTGAAAAAAGAGTGGAGAATATTGGTATTTTGTTTACCTCCGCCAAATGAAATATCTTTCTTCTGCTCGAAATAATCGAAAATATATCGTGAATTGTCGAGCAAATAATTGTTTTTCTGTTGTCCCAATACTCGTATAGATTTTTTTATAATACCAATTTTATCCCGGATATCCATAATTTCTTCTATTTGATTTGATTTTAGAAGTTTTATTCGTGTTTTTAATTGTTCTTTTTCTTCTTTTAGTAGTGGAATTGTCTCGTTTTCAATCTCATCGAATGTATTTAGCATCTCGGTGTGTTTTTCATCAATGGTGTTTTTTTGTATATGACGTTTTGTAGCCATTTTATCTGATTATTAAAGAACTAATAGGAATTTTTATATCTTTTTGTTAAGGTTATAATATAAAATATCATTATATATTATAATTTTTATAATATATTATGCCACCAAAAAAATCTAGTGGTAAAGCTAGTGGTTATAAAACATCTACTAGTGGTTCTAAAACATCTACCCCATTTTGGGTCGGAGTTAATCCAAATAATCTGGTTGAGTATGACCCCCATTGTATCAAGCCTCCTCAGGTGGGATGCATTCGCATGAATAGTAAAGCGCTCCAGGAAGGTTCTATTCAAATTGAACCACAGCTTTCACTAAATGCATTTCATGAATATTTACAAAATAAAAATAAAAATTTAATGGTGAAAGCGTTATTTGATAGTAAGGGGATTACAGTGAAGAACGACCCTAAAACGATGTTGAATGCAATGTTGGAATTATTGAAAGCAAAAGGGTTAGACTTTACTACCATATCCTACAACCCCACAACAAAAAAACACGAGCCATTATATGAAACTTTACAAACGATAATGGAAAATGAACCAGATAGAACTAAAATAACTACTTTATTATTAAAAGCAGCAGGCATAAAACAAACCATTCCTACAAATGGATTAAGAGTATTATATGCATATAATGTTGAAAATATGAAAAAGGTTGTCCGTATGAGTAAGTTTAATAAATTTGGTTCCGGTTTAGTATTTTATGAAACAACGTCAGAAGCGCTGAATGCTGGTCATGCAGTAAAATATCATTCTACCTCTCTTTCCTCCGACCCCGAGTTCAAAAGATTATTAGAAGTATGCGGAGCCACATTTAAACCTGGATATGAAATCACTGTAACTGAACTCAAAAAGGTGAATAATACACTTGTAGAAGTAAAACACAAAAAAAAACTTCCGGGTAATTGTGAGTTTGGAAATTTTCAAAGAGTACTATATGGAAAATGTGAACTTTGCGGACAAGATATATTTAATTATTATTTTGAAATTTATGAATCAAATGGCAATTTTATTGCGGCGCAGTTTTATGCGGGAATGGATATGGACCATACAATTGCGCCAGGTCCGGGGAATGCTATATTCTTAGACCATAGCGCAAGTAGAACTACAGAAATATTAAAAAACGTTCAAGATACACTTCTTTCCTACGGTATTGCACCTACGCATGCTAAATGCAATCAACGTAAAAGCAATCTTGATTTTTTAACTTGCAATAATGGAGTATATTCGGCTGATACCAAAAATATTGAAACGTGGTTACAACGTATGCGCGAAGACCCATCGCCCGCTACTTCTCTACTGAATATAGAGAAAAGTTTTCATGAAGATAATCAAAATACATTTCTCGACAATAACTGTGATGCAAAACAATATGTAACTGACAGGATGAAAAGTCTTGCAAAGACAATAAATGGCAACAACAAAAACTTTAGTGGTTCTAATTCTAATCTATTGGTTCATTTATTTCATTTAAGATCAATATTTCGGTTTTCTGTATTTTTTTATGAAAAAATTTGGAACTTACCAAAGTGGACAATATATGGCGGCAAAAAAAAAACACAAAAAGGAGGTGTAGGTGGAGAGATTGTTGGAAATTTTCAGATTGCTTCTGCTACTTCTGAAGATAACACTGGTTATGAAGATATTAACCCGAATCAATTAAATGATGATATTAGGGATAAAGGAATATTTCAATTTACTAAGGACAATATGGATGAAATGAACCTAATCATTTGTTCAATAAATTCGCTATATGGTGAGTCAAAAACATTGCTCGCCGATGATAAAAAATTTGTGAATTTATCAACAATTGAGCATGGAAAATCTGGACCTGGAAAATCAGACTCCGCCGCCCGACCAAAACATGTCAAACAACTAGACGATAATGTTCCATTGGAACCTGCGGTAATAGAAACGCAAAATCTTGATATATGTGAAATTGAAGACATTAATGAAATAGAGTGTATGCATTTATTACCCGTATCTGAAGAAATGGAAGAAATGGAAGATATAGATTTTGTTCCACGCCACATGTTAAAAACAGGCCACGTTCAACCTAAACAGCGAAGTCCCCCTCGGCGCGACAATTGGGTCGTCGACGTCCTACCCGGAAAAATGGAGACAACCCATAGTAATAAACACAAAAATGGGAAAAAACACAAAAATGGGAAAAAACACAAAAAAACAAAAAAATACAAGCCACACACAGACAACAAAATACCCACAAACACTCGCGCACGCAAGCGTGTAGATGAGAAGCAAAAAGAACTTGCCGAAACTCGAAAAAAAGAACAAGAAGCAAAAAGAAGGCAGCCCGCCGACCAGCAGCAGGCGGCATCAGGAGAGGCAAGCAACAGCAAGCAAGCAAGCACAGGAAGCACGCATACATCCACAACATACACACCAGAGTCAGTCAATCCAGAGTCAGTCAATCCAGAGTCAGTCAATATGGCGTCATCACAGGAGGAATCATCACAGAGCAAAAGCACACAGCCCATGGAAAGCAGTATAGGCAGCAGCACACACAGCAACAATGCCATCAGTATAGACAGCAACAGCAGCACACACAGCAGTATGGACAGAAGTATAGACAGCAGCAGCAGGGACAGTAAAGGCGGAAGACCCCGCACAAAAAAAAGAAACCCCCGTAAAACTCCTATACGAAAGAATCGCACAAAAAAAAGCCGCAAATAATATATGTCGTCTCAGATATCTTCTATTGAAATAACCTCAAAACAATTTCAAAAAATACTTTTTTTAAATAATGCCATCGAACAAGGATGGACTGTGAAAAAATCACACGATTCTTACATTTTCTCCAAAAAACACGAAAACAAAAAAGAAATCTTCCAAGAAGATTATTTAGAAAAATTCATAGAATTAAATTCTAGATTACCCGTGTAATCGAAACAAAATTAATAATAAATATTATAATTATTATTAATATGAATATATAATAATATCTGTAAATCCGTCCCATTGAAACATTTAGGTATTTTATCTTATTTTTAAATTCATTTTTCAAAATATTATCTTTTACTACTATATAAAAAATGGCTGGTGGTCTTCTTCAACTCGTTGCTTACGGTGCTCAAGACGTGTTCCTTACGGGAACTCCAGAGATAACTTTCTGGAAAGTTTCTTACCGCAGACATACCAACTTTGCGATGGAGTCTATCGAACAGACATTCTCTGGACAGGCTGATTTCGGTCGTCGTGTTACTTGCACCATCTCCAGAAATGGTGATTTGTGCTACCGCACTTACCTCCAGGTTACTCTTCCAGAAATCAACCAATCGATGACAAATAACTCTGGTGCTGCTACAACTAATTCTGGTGTTTATGCTCGTTGGTTAGATTACATCGGCGAACAGCTCATCTCTCAGGTTGAGGTCGAGATTGGAGGTCAGAGAATTGACCGTCAATACGGTGATTGGATGCACATCTGGAATCAGGTTACTATGTCATCTGAACAACAGCGTGGATATTTCAAAATGATTGGCCACACCACTCAGCTCACATACATGACTGACCCTAACTTCGCCCCCATTTCTGGACCTTGTGCCGCTGCGGGTGGACCTACACAGGTTTGTGCGCCAAGAAACGCATTGCCAGAAACGACTCTTTACATTCCCCTTCTCTTCTGGTTTTGTCGCAACCCAGGATTGGCCCTTCCTCTCATTGCCTTAAAATCTGTAGGGCAGAAAAGTATCCAAACTAAAGCATCCGAGCCCTGCTTTAGTAAAAATTTGTTGTGGTCTCGGGACGAAACTAATCGTCACACCCAGATGCTAGTTGCTTACTAAGACCACAGGGTCTTCAGTAAGCGGCAACACGTTCAAATTGCGGGAAACCCTTAAAGACGTATAAAAAATATTGTATGTGTTTACTATTTTAATAATATAGTGAATATTAATAGATTCAATAGTAAACACACACAATATTTGGGCTACCAAAATGTAGGCGAAAGTTTGCATTGGCTGAGAAATAGAACTCAGATATGGTAAAAATGCTCCGTATAATGTTGTTTAATAAACAACTGAAATAGGCAATCCGCAGCCAAGCCTCTAAATCCGCTTTTATAGGACAAGAGGAAGGTTCAACGACTAAACGAATGTGGGCTTAAAAAGTTCTAATAAAACTTTAATGATGGCTTAAGATATAGTCTAGTCCCTGGAAAAAAGTGTAATTTGCTTGATTCCGTTAAATACCTCGAAAGAGGGGGTATATGTGGTTCGTACAGTACCACGAAGTTAAAATTAATCTTGATATTCGTCCAATTGGTGAATGTTTGTGGGCTGTTAAATCCCTTGCTCCATCCAACACATCTGGTTCCATCGCTGTTACCACTGCTTACCAACAGTCCCTTGTTGCCGCTTCTCTTTATGTTGACTACATCTTTTTGGACACTGACGAGAGACGCAAGATGGCACAGAACCCACATGAGTATTTGATCGAACAGCTCCAGTTTACTGGTGATGAATCTGTCGGTTCTTCTTCCAATAAAATCAAGCTCAACTTTAACCACCCTTGCAAAGAGCTCATCTGGGTTGTTCAGCCAGATTCGAATGTTGATTATTGCGCTTCTCTCGACCCCACTCAGGTTCTTTTCAAGACCCTTGGTGCTCAGCCTTTCAACTACACTGATGCGATTGACGCTCTTCCAAATGCAATTGCTGCATTCTCTGGACCTTTGGAGACTGACGGAACCAATGGATTCATTGCTTCCAATGGTCTTTTCGAGATGCCAGGTGCTATGGATGAGTATTTTGGCGGAGCAACCAGCCAGGGAACTAGCGGAAATGCATGGTCGTGGAATAATACCGGTGCCGGTGCTCCGGGTTCTAACTCATACGGACCATTCGGACCTCAAACACCAAATGTCGCTAATACTGGTTCATCCATCTCTGATGCCGGTGCTTTCGTTCTAGCTGAAACTGCCCTCGACATGCACTGTTGGGGTGAGAATCCTTGCGTCACTGCCAAACTCCAGCTCAATGGCCAAGACCGATTCTCTGAGCGTGAAGGCTCATATTTCGATGTTGTCCAGCCTTGGCAGCACCATACCCGTGCCCCAGATACGGGTATTAATATCTACTCTTTTGCTCTTCGCCCAGAAGAGCACCAGCCATCTGGCTCTTGCAACTTCTCCAGAATCGACAATGCTGTTCTTCAGCTTGTCCTTTCTTCACCCACTGTTCAGAGTGTTGCTACTGCTAAGGTGCGCGTCTATGCCGTGAATTATAATGTATTACGTGTTATGTCGGGAATGGCGGGAATTTTGAGTGATTTATCTGCAGTTTTATCAATGTTTATTATAATGAGCAAATACGTCATGAATGGTTCAGAAAAACAACACGCCACAAACATGCAGGATCTGTTTGTGGAGAATTTCGTTTTGGCACCTGCTTCAATTGCCAGTTGTTAGTGAGGAAAATATCCTTGCGAGACTACTTGTTGTTCGGGAATCCCCTTAGAGCCTTAACTACTAAGTTACTGAGAGAAATCCAGTAATGGCCGAGAATAGAACTCGGGTATAGTAATAATGTTAAGGATTGGGTGATCCGCATGGTTATAACCTAAAGACGCTATGTAATTGCTAGTCTATGGTTAGCCGTCAGAGACTGAACGGTAGTCGTTCGATGATGAAGGTCTAAGCAGCCGGAGTCGGATTGAGATACAGTCCATCCCCCTAGGGAAACTTAGGGGTAGTGAGCGCCTATTCAAATTAAATATTTTTTCGTGTTTTACTATTTTTCATAAAATAAAAAATCATAAAATAAAAAATCATAAAATCGTTTTTATAAAAAATCATTTTTATAAAAACATAAATTTATAAAAACATAAATTTTCGGCTTTCTGTATACTATATCTATTCTCGTTCTTTCAACTCTCACGACTCTAAATATTCGCCATTATTTTTGCAAGTATTTGCGCTTTATTTTCCGGATTTCCATATTTTTCCATCAATTTCTTTTTCTTATCTTCTTTCCTCTCTTGATAATCGCGTTGAAGTTCCTCTCTCGTTTTTTTATTTCCTTTCATGATTGAGGATTCAGTCGAATTTTGTATTTGATCACATACATTTTGATTCATATGCTTCCCATATATTTTCTCGCATTTTTCTATAAAATTATTCCATGTGAAATCGCGTTTCATATAATTACATTCTCCACAACAAGGTCGAACATTTTCGGAAATATATCCAATCGTATTATCAAACCGATCAATGCCGTTATTGTGTGTAGTTGATGTTGATTTTCCGCAAATATAACAATCTTTTGAAACCAGGTCGGTAAACTCCTCATGCAAAATATGAAAATCGAGTCCTTTTTGTTTAGCCCGTTTAGAATAAGATGTATATGTTCCACCGAAGTGGTCGGCAAAATATTGGGGTTTCAGGCTTTCTCTTTTATCAAGTAATTGCGAAATACGATTTTGAAAACATAGAATATGTTTGATTCTCCCCAAGAATGTTTCGATTGTAAGGCTGTTTTTCATATAGTTGCACATTTTACACGAACTCACGCAATTGTCATATAGATAACCTATACTATTATTTTTACGGTCTATTCCCATTTGACCCTCTTCCCCACAATAATAACACGGTGTCTCGACAATACTTGTATATTGCTCAACTGTAATTTCGAACGCGAGATTACGTTTATTCGCCGACATTTGATATATTTTATATTTAGTATGAGGTGATTCGCGATTTTTTTCGTTTATTTTATGGGCCTTTTCTGGGTTATTTTCTCGCCATTTTCTTTGATTTTCCGCGTTTTTTTCCAAGTATTTTTCAACTCCATTTTCTATTTGTTTTGCTCTATAATTTATCCAATTTTTCGCAACTTTCTCGGGATTTTCGTCGACCCATATTCTTTTTGTCTCTTTTCTTTCTGGTTTTGCGTCGTATTTGCGACCTTGTTCCGCCCTATGTTCTTTATCTCGTTTTCCGTCTTGTTTTTTATTGGAATCGCGGCATTGTTTGCACGTTTTTGTCATTCTTTTTTGACCTATAAAGTCATTTATCTCGCATTCGCGACAACACGTAGTGCATTGTTTTGTATGAATTGTTTCGTTCGCCGTTTCGCCGGAGCACATAGCATGTATATTTTCATCCACGATGGAAGCCGCCGTTTTCGCCGCCCCCCTTTTTACCGCATCTTTATTGCGTTCTTTTTCCAAACATTGACTGCAATTGGAAAATCGGTAGCTCTGGTCTGTGGGCAATTGTTCGCGACAACCGCGCACGTAATTCTTACAAGGTCTTAGACCAAGGTTGCGCGTTTCTAACAGCCATACCTCGATTTGATGGAGTTTGCAAAAATCATTTTCCGCAGATTTTTTGTTTTTGCACTCCGATTTTGCACACGGGACGACGACGGTAGATTCTTTCATTTTCTCGCGCGTTTCTTTTCCTCGGTCTTTGCAACCCTCGCATATTTTCCGGTCGTCTGTCAAATAATAACTTTTCTTACATCCGCTACAAATCGACAAATTGTCCATCATCTCGGCAGTATAATGCGACTGATATTGATGTATGTGACAAAGCAGAGATTTATCTATAGGATAATAACAGCATGGACGCATTGTGCGACTTTTCGAAATACATTTAATAGGTCGCATTGTGGGAGGGGGGTGTGTAAGTAATTGTATATGATCAAATACTATCAATTTTCTAAGGGATTTTTCAAAATCGTATTTCCATGCAATAAAAAATAGAGCGAGTTTTTAGAGAACAAAGGTCCGAGTTGCAAAATGTTCAAAAATCACCAACATAAGATATCTCAATATATGGCAAAAACGAAACAAAATGACCATATGCAAGATGTTATAAAAGACCGCAAAATTCAATTTCTCGTTGAAGAAGTATCCATGAAAAGTTTAGAAATAGAGCAAATTACGGGTATTCTAAACGATATGCGGGAAGAATTATCTATGTTAAAGAATTCGGCGAAAGACGATATTATACGAAGTTTGCATGCTGAAATAGTGGAACTCAAAAATCTAACTTACGAAAAAAATCGAAAAATCGCAACTTTGCAGAATGAGAAAAACGAACAAACTGGCCAAATTGAATATTTGAAAACCGAGAAAAATCAAATACAAAATACATTCGACCAATATAAACAAACATCCACTCAAATAGTAACTCTCGCCGAACCGAATGAAAAAAATCCCATACAAAAATATTCCGTTGTTATCGTTACAACAGAATTAATCGAATCTATTGCGCAAAATATGGCGCGTCTTTTGAAATCGCGGTTTCGCACAAAAATCATTTATTATCTTACAGATGTCGATTTGCAAAATACAAACCCGGATACATTGTATGTGATCCTATACAATCAACGCCCAGACAAATGTCTCCCCGCAAATTACGTGATTTATCAAATAGAACAATCGAATTCGGATTTGATTCCGTATTATGCAATGCCAAATGCTTGTGCCATTTGGGATTTTTCCCCGAAAAATTACGACAATTATTGCGATTTTATTCCGGTGGAAAAAGTCCGACACATACCACTCATCTTTTCCCCCGAAGAAATAATAGCGCTTATTCAGAAAATCGACGCAAAGGGGTGGGACGCAAAAGGTTGCGACATTTTGTTTTATGGGACAATGAATGAAAGACGAACCAACATATTAAACGCCCTCAATCGCATGTTAAAACACAAATATTTGATGAAATGGGGCGTTTTATTGGGAGATAATCGTGATTATATGATACAAAATTCGCGGTTGGTATTAAATTTACATTTTTACGAAGACGCGGCATTAGAAACGGCCAGGTTGAACGAAATTCTCCGGTTCGATAGACCCGTCCTTTCGGAAACAACGACCCATCCAAAAGATTGGTATAATAGATATTTATACCAAGATTTAGTCGAGTTTGTTGATATTATCGACGAAAAAAATCAATCGGAAAAAATACAAGAGATGGCGAAACAAATCGACCGACTGTTGTCTCTGCCGGACGCCAAATACTCGGAAAAGATTAACCATATAAAAAATAAAAAGCGCAACCTTTCCGATAAAACGGGGTTTTTATTGAATCGAGAAATTTGCAAAAAATTAATTAAAAAGGATACGGAAATAATGGATGTATATGACTATACTATTTACGGGTTATTTGATAGTTTTTCGAATACTGGTGGGGAGTTTTTCGAAGGGGTAATATACAAAAAATACGCAACCTCATTTGATATTTATCCGTCCGACTCTTTTGAAATGTCATATACAAATCTTTTTCGCGGGGGGGCGGAAAAAAAGTTGCCATTAATCGCAGTTTCAACCCTTTTGACGAATCCACTTTTCGAATGGACTATGGAAAAATATGCGGGAGGCGAATTGACTGCGTTTTTGCGGAAAATAGTGGGATGGGATTTATATAGTTGCGATTTTACCCCGAATCATCGGATTACACAGATATACAAATACGAGGACGATTATTTTTTGGAAATAATTGGCGAACTGGATTTACTTTCAGCGAATAATTCGTTGCAAATATATAGCGAATTGGGATACAGTGAATGGATGAAACTAGGACTAAAAAAATCAGCTGCGCGAATTATTTTGCCAGGGTCGTTTGTTTTCGGAGGCGGTGATAATAGTCATGATATTATTATAAACCCTTTGCCTTTTATGCTTCCAAATTGCGATATAAAAATAATCGAAGAAAATCTCCAAAAATATTCCGATATTTTAACCGTATTTTTAGCATCGAACAAAATCGTCAATGTCCCGAAAAACGCCATTTGTTGTATTTATTGTTATTACGAGAAATCCGACGATTACCGCGAGAATTTCCGGGAGTTCTTGAAAAATGCGATATTGGATCATATAGATTATTACTTAATTATAAATGGTTCATGTTCAATCCAAATACCAGATAATATAAACGTCAAAGTATATTATCGGGAAAATAGGGGATACGATTTTGGCGCATACGCTTTTGCTATAAATAAACTATTCAAATCCTACGAACATTATTTTTTCCTCAATACGTCGGTAATTGGTCCTTATTATCACGGTGATTGGTCGGCACCTTTTATCGAATTATTTGAACCAAACGTCAAAGTGGTGGGAACGTCGATAAATATATTTTGCGAACCCCAATTTTCTAATTTTAATCTGAAAAAAATGTATGGAAAATCGCAACCTTTTCCCCACGTTCAAAGCATGTTTTTCGCGATAGACCGCGAATATTTCTTGTATTTGACAGAGCGCCACTTTTTTAGCGAAAGTGAATTGGCCGATAAATCGTTCGAATATTTGGTCGCACATAAAGAAATAGGTTTATCGCAGTTGGCGATATCCAATGGGTGGAATATTAATTGTATATTACAAGGATACCGAGGGTTGGATTATAGGACAATTACAAAGGATGTGAATCCCACATCACAAAAAGGCGACCCATATTACCCGGGTGCATTTTTTGGGGGAAACATTGAAAAAACCGACGTTATATTTTACAAAAAATATAGATTGGGGTAATATATAACTTAAAGTAATATATTTGCAAATGAAAGAAACGGGGAAAATAATAAATATTGTATATTACACATATATAAATCCTTTAGTAGACTACAAATATATTATACAACAACAACTGAAAGATATAATAAACTCTAATATTTTAACCAATATAGCTGATTTATATATTATTATTTCATGCGAATATATGTATTTGATAGGTGAATTAGTTGAATTAATCGAAAAAACAATGGTGAAAGGTTGCGAAAAAATTAAATACCATTTAGATATTTTAAGTGAAAATATTTTCGAATATTACGGCATTTCAAAAATATATGAGCTTGCAATCGAATACCCGGAAAAATACTACATTTATTTTCACGGGAAAGGAATGTTTAATATATCGAATGATTTGAACGCAAGAATGAAATCGAATATCATATTGACAAGGGGGACATTACAAGACTGGGAAAAAACGTTGGACCTATTTATTTACAACGAGAATATAAGTTTTGCTGGATTATTTCCTTCGCCTCATTTTATTTGGTTTAATTTTTGGTGGGCATCCGGGAAATATTTAATAACGTGCCAACTTCCAGTAAAAGAAAGAAATTACCGTCATTATTTCGAATCTTGGCTGGGAACTGGACGATGGAATGAAATATATAATTTATGCGAAATGAACAATACAATTTATAGTGCAGAAGACGCATGTAAAAAACTTATGTGTTTAGGACCTATTTTTCCGGTAATTGTTTGTATTGCAAAATACGAAGAAGATTATATAGAAGAATTTGTCAAATATCATTTAGCTTTGGGATTTAAACAAATTTATTTATATGACAATGAAGATGAACCTACATATTCTAAATTACTGGACAAATATAAAGATTCTATGGTAATAACACATTTACCGGGAAATAATTATGATGAAGGGGTTCAATATATTGCATTGAAACATTTTGTGAATAATTTTATGAATAATCCGAAAATAACACATATTGCGCATATAGATATTGACGAGTTTATCGTATTGAAAAAACACGCGAGTATTAGCGATTTCATATATGAATTTATTACGGGGGATTGCGAAGGCATTGGAATGAATTGGCGTTTTTTCGGTTCATCCGGCAAAACGGAAAAAACGAATGACCCTATTATTAAACGATTTACCATGTGCGAGAAATTGGGGAATCATCATATAAAAACCATTTTTAAAAAAGACAATTTTATTTCGTTCAAAGAATGTCATTCTATAAATATTTCTATAGGTCATATAAAATCAACGAATGGAACCATTATTGACGGAGCTTTTAATGAAGATATTGATTTTAGCGTCATTCAGTTGAATCATTATAAATGTAAAACGTTTTCGGAATTCAAATATATTCGAAGTAGAGGCCGCGCCGATTTTAATAACCAATCAGGAATTACGGAAAATGTTGAAGAAAATGTTGAAGAAACGTTCAAAATATATGATATAAATGAAATAGAAAACATTGATATAATACCGTTTTTTGATAAAATAATATAGATTTTTGTCAGGTTGCATTTACACCGTGTTATTTTGAAGAAATTAATTGATATTCATGAGTATAAATTGTCACTTAAACATATATAAATGTTTCATTTATTTTCATAAATAATGAATTTATATACTGATACACTTGACGTGGAACCCGACCTTTTCACCAAAGGTAAGGCCATCTCCGATGACCTTTTCACCAAAGGTAGGGAGGTCCCCTTATTCGAAGAACCTTTCATTCCCATACATATTTCCCACATCGCCGTCCATTATTCCATCCCCTTTATATTTTTCACATCTACTATCTCCTTCTATTGTGGTTACCTCGTTCTTTCTTATTTACAATATATCGTATATCTCACGTCTATGGCGCATTGGTCATATATATTAGAATCTGGACTAGCCAGAACAGCAGATATAACCGCCGTTATTATTACGCTATTATACGCAACCCTAGTTACGACCCAATATATCGACCCGGCAAAACCCAAGATTTGGTATATGATCTTGGTAACATCCGTTTCCATTTTTGTCATAAACGAACTCACGCTTTTTATCGGACTAAAAACCCCCAATCTTCCAATAGAAAAACAGCATACAATCATGAAAAATGCCGTTTTAGTTCATATGTTTTTTTTACATTATTTGTTATGCATAGGATGTATATATTGTGTGTTGCCTATATAATTCCAACGTCCCGGCTGGACAAGAATAATGATATTTTGTATATAACAAAAAACTATATAAAACATTAAATGAAACATTCATCATGTCATATACAAAATGCTCTACGAAAAATCAACTACTTTTGCAAAATTTGATGGATTTTTACGACCACACCGAAAATTTGAACGAAATGCTTAATATAATCAACGGCGTATCCAATATTTCGCTGCGAATTGTGGATTGGTTTGTTACAAATTTCGCGAAAAAATACTATACTGTATATGAAATATCGAATGAATCTTATGACCAAAAACAACGGTTCAAAGTATATCACGATTATAAACTACAATTAAAAGCCTATTCAAAGAAAAATTTCGACCCATTTTGCCGATGGGACCGCATCAAAATCCCGTATGACGAAACGAATTATATGGAAACTACTATCGGTCAACTCAATTTTTTCAAATGGGCAATCGAAAACAAAATCGTGGATTATATTAAATTGAATTATCATGACATAGAAGCAGATATGAACACCCGAAATAGCACGTCGAAACGCAAAACCCCCAACGAAACGCCCCCCGTAAATGCGAATGATATGTTGGCGGGGGGGGATGGGAAAACGCGGAAAAAACGCGAAGAATTATCAATATCTGCTTGCAAATGTATAAAAAAAGAATCGGTTAAAATCGTGGTAAAATTCAATTAGAAGGTTGCCAAAAATATATAAAGTATAAGACATATAATTTCATATGTCTTATATTAATGCCATTATCAAAATACCGATCGAGATAGCAGAAGATGGAATGTATATGATCCAACAGGAATTCATTGATGTCGATTTTGATGTGATTGATATTATTATGGACGAACCGATAGACCGCGAAACCATTCGAATTAAATTCCAAGAATTTATCGAAAAAAATAGAGATGTATTATTCACCGCGAAATCTGTGTATGATGAAAGTGTCAAAATGTCAAATACAACTTCCACTGTATATACTAGCGACACGGATTATAACACGATTGACGACGGTGCTGAAACGATTGATAGTGATATTGTTTCCGACAGTGATATTGTTTCCGACGATGGTTCTGAATCCCATTCTGCCAGTAATACAATTGACACCAATTATGATACAATCATTTCTGATACTGCGGATGAAAACCTCACTACTACTAATTATAGCGCCACAACCCAAGAGGAAGACAATGAGAGCGAAAGTATTTTTTCGAATATAACAAATAGTATATATAATCAAACTGAATCTGTTAAAACAATGACTGACTATAATGATTCATCTGACGACGAAAATGGCGATGAACATATTTTATCGGATTATGAAAGTTTGAATGCGGATGACGATGATTATGAAAGTATTTCTTCTCGATCACATACAACTGCATCGACTTTTTTCGGAGAAACCGTGATGGATATTTTACGTATTTTTATAAAACCCGAAGAATTAAAAGTGAATACTACAAAAGAATTCGGGAAACGAAAAACCCTGAAAAATCGCAAGATTTCGTCGAATAAATATACAGCAAAACAACGACCAATTAACTAGGCAATGGGCGTTGAAATGGTTCGGTCACGAGTGTGAATGGTATAATAGTTTTTTCTCGTTGAATAATTGACAATGTATCTAAATTTCTTATTTCGGGATGTATCTTTTCGGTCGGCATAACTAGATTTGTAGAGCCAACTCCCAATAGTTGCGTTTCGATGTCTACGAAATTATTGGAAAGTTGCATCGGAGGCATTCGCCCCATCAAAAGACCATCTCCGGCAAACATCGTGGCCATTGGCCATCCATTTGCCCCATGCTGATAAACGAAATAATTCCGATTTTGTTCTAATGCCAATTGCTCTAACTGATAATCGCCGGGTGTATTTTTATTTCGAGTCGATGCCATATATTACAGTATGTATATTATTTGGATAATTTATTATACAATATCATATACCATTCATTTTTCTTTTGCCCCGGAGGGGGAGGGGGGGTCGCGAGTTTTTCAACTAAACATTTTGAAAAGGTTGCGAAATAATCATAACTAAAAAGAACCGAACATCCGATTTCTAGATTTTCAGAAAGCATAACTGCCGCCGCTAAACGATAGAGTTCCGCAAATGCGGTGTCACTTACAGTGGTCGAATATATATAATCTATACCGTAAGCAATTGCATTTTCATCATATAATTGTTCATCTAAATCTATGCCTTCGAGGCCTTCTAATTTACCGGTTTGTTTGATTTTTTCTGTATCCATTTGGAAAAAATCGCGTATGCATTGTCTATATCCTTCGCAATTGTTGTATATGACCACAGCGGATAGATTGATTTGCATGAGTGTGTATATGTGATAATTAATCAATAGTTTGTTTATATTCTTTTGTTTATTTGCATAAAAAAAGTTTCGCAATTGCTAATTATTCATTTTACTGTTTCATATTCAACTTTATTTATTGCTAATTTCTCAAAGAACTTTTACATATACAATCTATCTATAATTCAATCAATCATTTCTTTGTCTTTGGCTCTTTCGGAACTTTCTCCTTCTTGGCTTTTGGCTCTTTCGGAACTTTCGGTTCTTTCTCCTTCTTGGCTTTTGGTTCTTTCTCCTTCTTGGCTTTTGGCTCTTTCGGTTCTTTCTCCTTCTTCTCTTTATTATTTTTTATAGGATTAGTTGTAATAACCAGCGGAACATAGTCTTCTTCTTCCAATTCTTCTCCTTCCACAACTTCTTCCACGACTTCTTCTTCTTCTTCCACAACTTCTTCTTCTTCTTCCACAACTTCTTCTTCTTCTTCCACAACTTCTTCAACGACTTTTTCAACGACTTCTTCCACAACTTCTTCTTCTAATTGTTCATTAGAAATGAGAATTTCTAATGAATTTTTCTTACCTTTTTTTGTAATCACTCGAGGTTCTTTCCCCTCAGCAGGAGCAGCTTTGGCAAGCTCTTTCGCTGCTTTCGCCTCCGCTTTTGCAAGCTTTTTCGCTTCTTTTGCCTCCGCTTTGGCAAGCTCTTTCGCTTCTTTCGCCGCTGCTTTTGCAAGCTCTTTCGCTTCTTTTGCCTGAGATTTGACATTCGTAGATTTTGCAACAGCTTTGCGCATTGCCGATTTTTTTTGTTTTATCAGTTTTTTTGTCTCAGCTTCAGAATCCAAAAATGATTGGTAAAACTCCGACTGCTCGACAAGATTATCTTCTAGAATATGCATGGCCTCGCAAATATCATTTTTCATCTCCTCCGAGATTATTTCACCCAGATTCAAAGAATTGAGTAGCCAATACGAAAAGACCGCATATTTATTGTATTTTGCAGGTAATGTTTTCATTACACGAGTTTCCGGAATACACTCGGATGCAAAGTCAGTAGATAAGTTAGTCGCAATGATTTCTTGTTCAACGTTGTTCATTTTAATCTTATTATTGGTAAGCCGATGCATTTTATTTTTTTTTTAAAAGATCATCAATTTTATCAAAAAACGATAAACTATTCGCGCGTTGATTTACCTCCTCTCACCCATCCATTTAACGCGGATTCTTGAATGACATAATCCGGATTCAACCGCACTTTCAAATCATCCTGTAATGGGTAATCGCTAATATCACTATACATAGTTTCACTCAAAGTGGCTACACTCTTACGGTCACTCACCACTTCACCTTGTTGCAATTGCGATTCTAATGTAGGGTCACATGAACCTCGCCCTAAATAGGGAACAGTAATAAATGGGCGAGACATCAAATTCAATTTGTCTAAAGGTCTCTCTTCCCCGCCCATTAACAATCTCGAGTATGAATCAATAACAGACCCAGCAATCCCATTATCTGCGTTCAACATCATCGCGGGTTGAGAAGAAACAAATTGTATTTGATCGTCTGTCACGCTTTCGCGATAATAATTTGAAACCATATAGTTTCCAAATTTTACGTTTTGTGCATTTCGCTGGGTTTGGTCAGTAACATCATATCCCAATCCCCCCATATTATTAAAATAATAACTATTCAATGTTGTCATATAGGTTATATAAAGACTTTCTAATTCTGATATCTATCTAAATTTCGGGCACATGCGAATAAATTCCCCTCTTTGCATGAAATCATACTACCATAACAAAATTCGGCAAATGCAGTTTGGTCATTTGGAATGGTTGAACCGGGGTTTGTGTAAAATTGTCGCATAGATTGTTCAAATTCCAACTCTTCGCCTAAATCTTTAAATAATTTATCAGCAATATCTGGTTGGTCGGGGTTTGAGTCAATTACTGCTTGTTTTGCCGAATTCAAAATATCATTATTTACCTTTGTATTAAAAGCCGGCGGTGCCGGAAGTTTATCCGGATTATATTCATAATCGGTCATTAGAACATTCGAAAAAGGGTTCGCCGAAGACGGGGTATCAAACAAATTAGGTTGCATTAAATCGTTTGCTTTAACTATGTCAATACCTTGATTTTCAAAATTTTCATCCCCCCTCTTTTCCTTTTTCGATTTCTTATATTCATAGTAATAAAGAGCGTAAATAGCCCCCAATGTGATACTTCCGGCAATTAAAACCCGTAGACTTTTAGTGATGATACAACTCACTATCGTCAAAAAAATAACAGTTCTACTAACTGCATTTAATTTGGCATTATAATCCATGGTATCTACAGGAAAAAAATCAAATATCTGATTGGATTGGAATAGAATATTCGGATTTTCCCCCCAAAAGGGGGTGCGACTAGGTGCGACGGATTCACCCGTATTTTTCAAGACGTTATCTTCATTCTCAATGGTATTCATTTATATATGATCATATACAATTCATTGGAGAACTTCGCCGTTGTTTGTCGCCTAAATAATTATACCACTGAATTTTCGAAGAACCCGCGTTGCCAACACTCTGACCCCCGGACTCCATTGACTTCAGCATGGAGCTTTCTGAAAATAAAATGGTCACTTGTATAATTTGCGATTGCCGCCAGTATGTATTTGTATAGTTTCGCATTTTTTAGTTTGCGGAACGATTTGAAGGACACATTTAGCCTTTTCCCCATACAGCGAGTCGGTGCAACCTCGTTCTTTTAACTCTTTCACTAACTGGCGTTTTGTTTTATTGCACCTTGACCTAAAATGTTCATATCGCTCGCGCACATCTTCAAATGTAAGATTCGATTTTTTATGAAGCATTTCATTGATTAATTCGTGCAAATCGTAAATATATTTCGAGAATGAATCCCGGGATTTCATATTTTTCATTTTAAGTGGCAACTTTGCAAAATTGCATTTTAAGTTCTCGCGACATTTACCGCAAGGAAGAATATTACGAAGGGCGAGTATAAAATCGCGATACCGCCGTTTTTCGCAATAATTGGGTTTTATAGGATAATTAAAACTCATTGTATGTAGAAAATGCCACATACTTGGCCCCCAAACTGCAGTAAGCATACCATCATTACTATTATATTCTTTATCTGTAAAAATATATGTTATTTTTTTCCGCGTTTTTGCCATACTTCCATATAGTGTATATACAAAAAATGGTTTGCCTTTTATTCTACCATTTTCATTTCTCGGATTCATGGTTACTAAAAAAAGTTTAGGCAGACTTACTAGCGAATAACTGAAATATACCATTACAACTGCATATCTATTTTTGAATGACTTATTCGGTTGCGATTGTTCGTAAAAAATAAAATAAAATTTCACTATATAATGGCCGGATTAATACCATATATTTACGAAAAGACGAGACGATATTATCGCTATATTTTCGCGTTTTTCTTATTTCTTATTTTCATATATGCAGCATACTATGTATATAACAACTATTTCAAACCATCGTTAGATGCAAAGAAATTCTTGGATGTGGCAAATGCGGAAGACCGTGAATTGGTAGCGGAAATCTATTTTTTCCATGCCGATTGGTGCCCACATTGTAAATCGGCGAAACCCGAATGGGATAGGTTTGTTACAGATTATGATAAAAAACTCATTAATGGGTATACCATCAATTGTGTGCCTGTTAATTGCACAGATGACAATGGCGAGCTTCCGGCGAAATCCCAGGTAACCGACTATAATTCAATTGATGATAATGGCAACCCCGTCGACCCGCAGCATTACGCGGTTCAACGGAAAACTACGCCTATCAAAATAGAAACACTCATACGCAATTTCAATATAGATTCATATCCTACCATTAAAATGCAAAAAGACAATTATACGATTGATTTTAAATCAAAAATCACGGAATCTTCCCTCGCCAAATTCGTCAACACTGTTCTGAATCAATAATCGGCTCGCCGTTTCCAGTGAAAAAGTTCCATTCGCGCAATTTTTCCATTGTCTTTATTTCCCCCTCTAATATCAGGTTTTCGATAATTTCTTTATTCTTGAATACGTCAAATAAATAATCTATGGTAATCGGCGAAGAATAAAACACGATTTCAAATTTGGTCCCCGACCCCTTATTTGTAAAAACGCAGTTTTGAATAATTTGCGAAATTAAAAATGAAACATAATCGATAATCGAGGATGCATCGGTAATAACCATATTTGACGAATGGGGTTTCGGCGAATCCAATAAGATTCCCAACACTTCGTCTTCCGTCGCATCTGGATATGCGCGTTTGAACCCGGATAAGGGGTAATTCATTGTAACCCCCCCATCTGCATAACATCTCCCTTCTTTTAATACGGGAGAAAATACGACCGGAAGCGAACACGACGCATGAATACATTCTATCACCCCCCATTCAGGATGTGTTGTATGTGACAAATCGACCGAAATAAATTCGTGTATTTCCGTAACATATATATGTAAATCAATCCCCGTTTTTTCGAAGAATCCCGATAAAGTGATGTCGATAGGGATATCCAGGGAGGCGAAAATCGGACTATAAAACCCTTCAAACAATTCTCTGTCGAAAATTCCGCGAGAATCATATAAATCCATCCCGGATTTCGCCTTTTTATCCAGGAGTTTTTCCCATGGACGATTTACTAAATAATTGCGCAGAATATCAAACCCCGCCCCGGTTGCAACCATAACACCGATGAGAGCACCAACAGATGTGCCGTGGATAGATTGTATGTGATCAAATACCAAGAATTTCTCGGTAAAACACGTTTGAAGAGAGCCGAATGCATAAAGCCCCCAGATATTCCCCCCCGAAATCACAAGATGTTTTATTGATTTAGACACTTGCTGTTCGATCATATACATTACATCTGTGTTGTTTTTATTTTGATTTTTGCTCTGTGTAAAAATCAAAAAGTCTATGTATTTGTATATTATAAGAATGTCGTGTTTTTTATATGTAGATGACAAAGAAGCCGAACGCAAAATCAACATTGATGAATTATATGAAAAAAAACATCAGAGAGATTTGCGACAATTGACGATTTTCAATAAAATTTTGAACCGGATACATAAACGAATCACGCACACTGGGCGAAATAAACAGAATGATAAACATATATGGTTTACTATTCCGCCTTACATATTTGGCGAACCTACGTATGATAAAGGGGATTGTATTGCATTTATTATCACGCGATTAGAAGAAAACGGGTTTTTTGTCAAATACATTCATCCGAATACGATTCTAGTATCATGGGAGAATTGGATTCCGACATATGCGCGTAATGAGTTTAAGAAGAAAACGGGGATTGTAGTAGACGAAAAGGGGAATATATTAGAAGAAAAAGAGAAGGACGAGGCTGAGAATGGGCATTCAAAAGTCATTCAATCCTCTAAAAAAGATAGTAGTAAGTATACGCCTATTGAAAAATACAAACCTACGGGGAATCTAGTGTATAGTTCAGATATTTTGGAAAAAATAGAGAAAAGATTTGTATAGGTTTTATGTTTGGTTATTTTTTAGGGTTTGATGGGTTGATTGATGGATTTTTTTCAGAGTTTTGAAATGTTTGGTATATTTATTATATAGAGGCTTTTTTTTGTTTCCTCCTGTTTGTGGTGCGGGTTCTTGGGCGACAGGTTCTTGGGACGTGGTTTGTGGTGCGGTTGGTGGTGCGGTTTGTGGTGCGGTTTGTGGCGCGGTTTGTGGCGCGGTTTGTGGCGCGGTTGGTGGTGCGGTTGGTGGTGCGGTTTGTGGTGCGGTTTGTGGTGCGGTTTGTGGTGCGGTTGGTGGTGCGGTTTGTGGTGCGGGTTCTTGGATGGGCGGCGGCACAACCGTATTCATAAGATTAGTAATATTTTCCGCAACCGAAGGACTACTTATTTCATTTATAAATAGCATATTTTTTATATTTTGAATAATTTGCGTAAATCCATTTTCATCGATTGGTCCCGTTGAATTCAATAATCCTTTTTTAAATTCTTCAATCACTTTTAAAATTCTATCTTCATTGCTTTTTTTCTCAGCCGTTTTTTTAATTTCTTCTTTATTCGCATTTTCCTTTTCCACTAATTTATTATATTCACTTAAACTCGATGAACTTTCTATCGCAGCCTTCAACGCATCATTAATCATCGATTCAGTTATTAATTCATTTGACCCTAAACGAGATACTAAATTCATTCGCATTGCATTGATGAATTCATTGATTACTAAGTGTATTTTGGAATAAATGTTTTTTATATGAGAGTCAGTAGGAATGCTTTCACTCCGGTCTTTGTCGGAATCTGTATATGACAATCCAAAATAAAATAAATTTGTTGTGACAAAATCTTCGGATAGAAATCGTTCAAAATGTTTTTCTAGACTTTGTTCAAATAATGGTTTTAACGAATCTACAATTGACGCTTTTTCGACAATTTGTCCTATAGAATCTAATAGTTTGCCATGGACTTTTTGATGAAACTTACTGCTATCGTCATATAGTAAATTTGCCGTTCCTCCTTTCATCTGGCCAGTAACCGTTTTTTCTTCTTTTGCGTCTTGTGCGTTTTCTCCGAATTCTTTTATGCGCACATCAGCAAGTAAATCTGCATTTGTTTTCAACCCGCCGCCCCCTTTTTCCGGTTTCCGCAAAAAATTCAATGCGGTCAAAGTAGTTTTTTGTTTAATACCAGCATTTTCACTATTTGGGGGCGGTTGTTGTTCCGTAGGCAAATTCGCCCCGCCTTCTATCGCATCCGGTTTTGCGTCGGGGGCTTTTTCATATACCATATTTTTCTCTTTCTTCCCGGATTCACTACTATTCCATCCCCAATTCCAAGAACCTATTCCCCCTTTCATCCCCCCTTTCACCCCCCCTTTCATTTGTGCAGGCGCGGTTTCTAAAGGCGAAGGCGAAGGTTGCGACATTACTGTTTTTTCACCTTCATCTGGGAAAGATTTATCCAAATAAACTCGAATAATCCCCTTTATTAATTCATCGTTCTTCGCAAGAATTTCATTTTGCAAAGCAACCGTTATTTCTGTATCGGCGGGCAGTATCAACGTCTTAAAACAATCCTTTAGTTTTTCTTGAATGAATACATCGGTCAACAATCGATTCACCAATTTCTTCGGAAAGACATAAGACGAAGAAGTATTTGATGTATTTGGCATAATGATCCCATACATGGATATCATCGCATTTTGAAAACTGTTATTATTTTCGCCGTCAATGAAAAAGAATGAGCGTTTCACTTCTTTCAAAAATTCTTCATTGTTCTTTTCAATAATACTTTTCACCAATTGTTGTATTTGATCAAATAATTCCTCTTTAATGTTTTTTCCATCATGTTGAGCATCGCAGATAACTTTTACCCATTCGACCGCTGCTTGCTTGAAAAATGCTGGAGATGACATATCGCTTTCATTCGGCTGCGCCGCTTTTTCCTTCAATTCTTCTAATTTTTCTTTTATAGTTATTAAGTCCGCCACACATTTTTGTGCCATTGATAATATATCTACACATAAAATTGATGCCAAACGTTCGTAAAATTATATAAATAATAATCATCTATATATGAAAACAATGCAACCTTTAACAATAGCAAATCCTACTTTTACCCAATTATCCGTCAGGACTTCGACTTCGATAGAAAATGGTATAATAAATAAGCAGATGCACAATAACTCAACGACAGCGGAACCGTTTCATACACAAAAGACCATAAAAAAGGAAAAAGTTATCGAGGGGACAAAAAAGAATACGAAAAAGAAAAAGACGAATTTATCTGAAATCAACAAAACAAAGTTGTGGAATATTTTTGATATAGATACAACAAAAATGAAATCCGAATCGGTGGTTATAGAAGAAAAGACCAATGTCGAAAGTGGGTTATGTGACATTTGTAATTCTGTATTAATGATTGACACGTTTCCTACATGCACGAACATGGCATGTGGTGTTATATATACAGATACACTAGACTATTCGCCGGAATGGCGTTTTTATGGTGCAGATGATAAAAATGCGAATGACCCCACCAGATGCGGTGGACCGATTAATAATTTGTTAAAAGAATCATCCTTTGCAGTAAAAGTCATTTGCACTCCTAAATCATCATGGGAAATGAGAAGAATACGGAGATGGACTGAATGGCAATGTATGCCACATAAAGAAAAATCATTATATGATGAGTTTCAGTTTATTACCACGATGGCGCAAAATGCGGGTATACCCAAAGTATTTATTGATTATGCGATGATGATACATAAAGATATATCGGAACAAAAAATGTTTCGCGGGTTAAATCGAGATGGTATTAAGGCCGCATCCATTTATATTTCATGCCGGGTAAATGATTGTCCTAGAAGTGCACATGAAATCGCCGAGATATTTCATTTAGATAAAGCAAGTGCAACCAATGGATGTTCAATGGCCGTAACTATTTTGAAAAACATCGAGAGAAATGGTCTTCAAACAGAGCAAATGAATTTAGGAACAACGATTCCTAGTTCTTTCATTGAAAGATATTGCAGTCGATTAAACATTAATCATGAATTAACATTATTGTCGAAATTCATTGCCAATAAAATAGAGCGCCAATCCATGATTACAGATAATACACCTCAGGCCATTTCCGCGGGGATTGTATATTTCATATCGCAAAAATGTAATTTGAATATAAATAAGAATGAAATAAAGGGGATTTGCGGGGTGAGCGAAGTAACCATCAATAAATGTTATAAAAAACTCGAACAAATACGGGATGTTTTGATGCCGTGTGCAATTATTGAAAAATATAAATAATCTTTGTGTGATATTATTAGAAAAAATGTATATACCTTTAATATATTATGAGCGATTCCATAGATAATATAGTAGACCAACAATACACAGGTGAAGAAGGAGTTGTATATGATCAAATACAAACTTCTAATGCGGAACCCATATCAGAAGCCATATCAGAACCCATATCAGAACCCATCTCGGAACCCATATCAGAACCCATCTCGGAACCCATATCAGAACCCATCTCGGAAGCCATCTCGGAAGCAAGTGTTGTATATGATCAAATACAAAGTATTTCGGATGTCACCCCATGTTCAGATTTTGCGCCCCCGATTGAAAATGTTGCGCAAATCCCAGGGGCTGAAGTGGCGCGATCATCAGCAGTGACAGAAGAAGTTGTATATGATCCATCAGTGACTGCTGCTGCTACGGCTAGCACCATAATTCCATCCATCATTTTTGTCGTTCCTTATCGCGACCGAGAACAACATTACGAATTTTTTTCTAATAATATGAAAAAAATACTCGAGGATTATGAAGAAGGAAGCTATCAAATAATATACGTTCATCAAAAAGACAAACGCACATTCAACCGCGGAGCAATGAAAAATATCGGGTTTATCTACATTCGCAATAAATATCCCGATGAGTATAAACACATGACATTCGTATTTAATGATATCGACACAATGCCATACACAAAAGGATTTTTGGATTATTATACAATAAAAGGTATTGTCAAACATTTCTACGGATTTCGATATGCATTAGGTGGTATCGTCTCCATTTGCGGGGCAGATTTCGAGAAAGTAAATGGATATCCAAATTATTGGGGATGGGGATATGAAGACAACGCATTACAGCAAAGAGTTTTGAAATCCCAAATTAAGATAGACCGCTCCCAATTTTATCCCATTTTCGACAAAAATATTTTTCAATTAAAAGACGGGATTACCAGAATCGTAAATCGCAAAGAATTCGACCGATTTGTCAATGAGATGGAGTATAACACAAACAATGAAGGGATTTCGAATATTTCAGAAATACAATACTCTGACATCAACCACGGCGATTTTTTAGATGTAACCCATTTCAAAACGGGGGTCAATGAAAATCCCAGTGGAAATACTTTATATGACATGCGAACAGGGTCTCGTCCATTTCTACCGCAAAAAAAACCGAAGGGAAGATTTAGTATGGGATTTTTCTAGACCCATTGCGTAATAATTGATATAATACATTATAAATTATTATATCAATGAAAATATTACTCTATATTACTAGTCATCAACAATTGGAAGAATATAATTATTTTGCACAATTTATTAAACGCCTTCAAATAAATAACATTTGCGATATATTCATATATTGCAATTGTCCGTCTATAAATTCCAAGCTGGTGACATACTATCAATCATTTACACAGACAAATAAACGGTTATTTATCACTAACTTGAATGCCGGGTATCGCGTAGGTGGAGTAGAAGCCATTAGTGAAGGATTTGATATGGGTATTTTTCAAGAATATGATTATGTTATCCATTTACATCCAGATGTCTATCTTACAGATGATAAATATTTGATGGAAATTTTAAATGAGAATTTGAATAATGACACAGTATTTTTTATAACCAAGAGTTGCACAAATGATGACAAATTCTTCTCTTTCGATTTTTTTATTTTCAAACCTAAATTGTTACATGAGAATATTTTCAAAAAAGAATTATATACATTTTCCAATTCACCCGAAAATTATTTATGTGATATGATATATAAATATGAGATCAAACATTGTTTTATAAAACGTTTCGAAAACAATTCGTGGTTCCCTAGACGTATTGATGAAAATCTAAAATTGTATCACGAACACGATTTAGAAAAAGTTCGCAATATTTTACAATATGTTTTTACATCCAACGACGTATCTACGTCGAAATGTATCCCGAAATTTACTCTATATGAACTATAGAGGGTCACTGGCATTGGCTTTTTCAATGATTTCCGTCCGCCACCCCTCGTATTGTTCCGGGTTTTTCAATTGTCGAGTCAATTGTGTTTCGTGGATCCTATATAATAACAAAATATCCGGAAGATTGATCACATACTCGTATTTCCGCAAAACGCGCACCAAAAGTTCATAATCTTGATATAATTGACGAAAACGGGGGTCCATCGAATACAGCCCCACTTCGACAAACACTTTTTTGCGGAAACATAACGTCGGATGATTCATAAACCAATCCGACCGTGTTTTATAAAATTCGCTCCACGTGAGTTTTTCTGGATGTTGGGTTTGTTGCAAAAACTGCTTCTCTTTTGGCGCACCCGGATTCGGATTCGTAAACATATGAATATTCGCACCGCATAACATACAATCCGGGTTCTTCTCCATATATGCCATCTGTTTCGCAATACGGTCGGGCAACATAATATCATCCGAATCCATGCGGAAAATGAGGTCGTGTCTGCATAATTCTATACCCCGATTTAATGCTGTAGGCATTCCCGAATTGGTTTGTATATGATCATATACAACCTTTATGAAACGGGAATTCGCCTCGAATCTTTTCAATTGTTCTTCCAAAATACGGCTGCATAACTCATCAGACCCGTCATTTATCCAGACTATTTCCATTCCGAAATGTCCTTTTTGTGCACGGATGGATTCCAAACATTCGCTCACGAAAAGGGGTTTTGTATTATAGCTTGGTATAAGAATGGAAACCCATTTTTCGGGAGTATCGAATTCGGGCGGCAAAATAACGGAATTCATTACATCGTAATTATTTTTGGTGGAACCCCACTCTTGATACGAATACACTTTTTTGTGACCGGTATACTTCTCCCCCGTGAAATGGTTGGGTAAAAAACAATGGCTGGGGAAAACGGAAAAATCGGAATATTTGCCCGTGTCTAAAAAACGGGTTAATAATGCGGGTCCTACCGAATACCATGCGCGATAATTCGCGATCTGTGACGTCGATTCGTCGGATTTTATCCATTGCAACATATCATTGAACAGAGGATAGTTGGGAACAGCGCCCATAATTCCGTTCGCCACCAAATCTTTGCGAACCACTTCATTCTCGAAAATCGCAAATGCTTTTTTATCTGTAATATAGGAATCCAATGGTTCAATGCAAAACGAATCGGCGTCAAAATAATATCCTCCATATCGCCACAAAATCTCATATCGAATAACATCGGCTTTCCCGCATAGTTCGCGAATAGAATCGATTTTTCGCTGTGAATCAAATACAAGGTTGCGTTTCGCGATTTCTGCTTCCGTCCATAAAATATATTCATAATCGGGGTGTTTTTCACGCCAAGTATTCATCATTTTGGTTGGTGGAGGTTTGGTGCCAATCCATATTTGATGGATGATTTTGGGTATTGACATTTATATATTACATTGAATATCTTTTATATTTGTTTTTTCGTAAAACAAGTGGAAAATCTGCGAGAGATTAGACGGGAAATAACTTGTATGTGATCCCATACTCTGAACTATTCTCCCAAATTCCCGATATTTTCAATATTTGTCTATACGGTCTATGTTTTTTATCTCGAAAAAAGGAAGGTTGCGAAAAAACCCCGGGTTTTGAAACGTGGAAAAAAATGCGATATTGCTCTAATATTTTTTGTTCGATTTTTAAGAAGTCATCCAAACTTTCGCATAATAGATAAATTCCATTCATTGTAAAATATTGCGTAGAATAATTTATTTTAGTAAATATGCCGTCCATCAACATATTGGTTTTTGTATCTGGAAAAAACATGTTTATTATATCAAATTGTTCCATTTTTAAAATAACATTCATTGTTAAACTAAAATATATAAGACCAACATTTTATGTTATTTTATTATTGCTATATATATAATGCAATATATGACAAATGTATTTACACATAAATTGAATATTAATGACCCCCCGATTATTTTATGGAAAGGAAAATCATTTAATCAAATATCCAGTATGATTACATACAATAAAGGCAATAGTTCCACTATATTATCCGCACGTCAATTGCGAAAGGCCCTACCCCTTAAAATATACCGCAGAGAAATCGCGAATAATGATATTAAAAAGATGGTAAATCATGGGTCTCGTATTTCTTATAGTATTGATAATTTGAATATGCCCGGTTCTACTATTGTAAATAGTCATAGCAATTTAGGTGCATTGAATTCTACGGTAGATTTCAACTACGTCAACAATACAACTGAACACCCCGGCCAATGCATAAATGAGTGTATTGCAAGTCCAGCGGAGAATGCTAGACGGCGGGTTCGGAGCGCGGGTATGATAATACGCAAATATAATGTGAATAAAAACAATGACACGTATTGCACTGGAACAGCCCAATATTTGAAAAGCCGCAACCTCAGTTTTGCGGAAAATCAATATAATTATTTAAGACAAGGATATGCATCCTTAAAACCCGGAAGTCCCAACACGGCGACAAACATATATTCTACCGGCGGAATTAGCCATTGTTATGAACCCACTATCAGCCAAGCACTTGGAAATAATATAATACAATATTATTGGTATAAAGGCGCAGACACGCAGTCCCCTAGTATATGGAACGCAGTAATTCCGGATGACGTTTATACGATAGAGAATTTGAATACGGCATTCAAAAATGCGATGTTCAATAATGGAACGTATATTACAAATAGCACAACATTAGCCCAAGTATATCCATTAAATATTGCATTCGACAATTTGAGCGGACAAATTATATTGCAATCTTTCAACCTGAATGCATATACTGGGGCGAATCCTACCTATTATGATGCGGCAACACAAACTCCGCTATCTACTTTCATAACAACTCAATCCCCCTATTTTTTGCCATATTTCATAATACCCAGTGGAATGTCTAGTATTATTGGATTCAATCCGCAATCTTATATACCATCGAACAACCAGTCGGCGAATTATCAAATAGAATCAAATAGAACACCCACCATTTCATCTAATTATGTTCGACTCAATTATAAACCGAATAATTCAAAATTCGCGGTTCAAGGCGCGGTTTCGTCAAGTGCGCTTATATTACGAAAAAAATACGACAATATCACCACAACGGCGAATTTATTGAGAACATCTTTCGGTAGCGCGTGTGCAAATGCAATGGCGTATGGTGTCAGTGAAAATCCATATACACTCAAAACCCAAATCGGATTCCCATTGACCAAAACCCCGGTAATCAAAAAAGACGGCACAATTCGTTGTGCACAAGACAATGTGATATGTAGCGGACTGAACACGCGAGGATAAGATTTGCGTAATAAGGTTGTATATGATCATATACAATCTTCTCTTTGGCGCCTTCGGCGCCCTCCTTCTTTCCTACGCGGGGACAATGATTCAAATGTCTAAATTATCCGACGAGGTATTCCCCAAAAAAATGTTTGAAGTCGATATGGTATGATACGCAACCTTGTATTTTATGCACCATTCGATTGATTTTTGAATATTTGCCTTAATTAATTCATCGATTTTGTCTTGTTTATATTTATTATTCATAAGAGAAATTGTATAATGTATATTTTGGATTTGTTTTTGGCCGAATATAGCATTATACTCCTCTATTTTTTGTATGAAAAAATACGGAATAGGAACAGATAAGAATCGGTGGACATAATCACTTTTATGCGCAACCATTTGCGAAAAACATTGGGTGAATTTCTCGCGAAAAGTTGTAATCGGCGGCGGAGAAAATCCGATACACACCAAATATTTTTCCGAATTTGCATATCTACTAGTAAGTAGTTTTGTAATATAGACTTTATCATAAAAAGAAGATAAAATGGCAATTATATCGATAGTATGTTTCATGAAAATATCAAACAATTTCAATACAAACGTCCCCCCTTCTTTCTGCAAACAAATGGCATAGGCGATTTGTGCGAATAAGAGTTTTGTAATATACACCTCTTGATTATTAAAATCCATGGAAAAATCGAACCCGCCATCTCCCGTGATAAAATCCATGGACCCTTCGCCGTATTTTGTTAAGCAGCCTTTAAAATTATCAATGGATAAAATATTGCCCGTTCCATCTATTCCATTTTCTAAAATAATATTCGGATTTTCTTTCAAGAAGGTTGCGCTTTTTTTCCAAGAAGGTATATTTACATCATTTTCGTCCAAGAGTGTAATACCTATATATGTATCTTTCGGATTTTGTCTATATCTTGCAAATGCTTGAATAAACCCACCCGGGCCTTCGGCCAAATGGAATGTTTGTATATGATCATTCGGAGGAAGGCCGGGGGGGTGTTGCACATTTCGATGAAAATATTTTTTCGATGGTTGGTTTTTATCCGGGAAAAAATCGAATAATTGCATCATTTCTATCATTTTAAAATAAGAACGTGAAATTGGTTTGTATTTTGAAACACTGCGTTTTTTATGCGGGATGATTGAATGAATATATTCGTATGGATTTGTATATTTCTTATACGTGTCCCACTCTTTAATATGCGTTGTGATTCGTTCTTTTATGTCGCACAAATAATGCGAAAGAGAATTTGAAATCATATCTTCGTCTTTCAATGATGGTTGCGAATCGTCGAAAATGATATAATTAAACATGGACGAATTTATTTTTGGTAATAAATAATATGTCATTCCTTTGATAAAAAAATACTAATTGATTTTCTCAAATAGTATTTATACCCTTTGCTTATTTTATGGATTTTGCAATATAGAATTATTATGTTTTTTCTTTTGGTTCTTTTGGTTCTTTCTTTGCTCTTTTCATTTTTTCAACTTTTTCTTTAGTTCCACTGTCTTTTTTTGCGACCGCTTTTGGCGCTTTTGGCGGCTTTGGTGCTTTTGGCGGCTTTGGTGCTTTTGGCGGCTTTGGTTCTTTTGGCGGCTTTGGTTCTTTAATAGTCCTAGGCTTTCGTATCTTTTTCTCTACTACTACATCAAGAGGCGCGACAACTTCTTCGGGCAATGCGGAAAGATGTTGTATAGGATCAAATACTTCAGCCATTTCTTCAGCCACTTCTTCAGCCACTTCTTCAGCCACTTCTTCAGCCACTTCTTCAGCCACTTCCTCAGCTAATTCCGGAATTTCAATATCTATTTTTTTTTCTTCTTGATCGCGAATAATCACTTTAACATTTTTCAATTTTCGAATACGTTTTGTGATCGCGGGTTGCTGTCCTTCCAGTAGATGCACTTGAGCCTCTATTTCTAATTTTTCACTAGCAACTATTTCATCTTCTTCCCCCTCTAATAAATGAATTGACCGCATTAATAATTTCCCCACGTTTATTGCATTTACTTTGTGTGTTTTTCGATATACAAAATACCGATTCATAAATGAAATCAGTTTCTCGTCTTTTGACATATTTTCGGCTTGTTTATAATTCACCTTCATCTTCGAATCTACCGCGATTTCTTTCTTCATTTGTTCAAATAAATCACTGAACAAGCCCGTTCCATTTGGCAAACTCATTTGATTGGCCTCTTCTTTTGAAATCAGCGAAAATCCATAATGACCCATCAATTGATTAAAATAATTGAAATTCACCAAATATTCGCGTATATTTTTATTGATGGAATCTTGATATACACCTATTGGATACCCAATCGATGTTTCGTCATCTTCAAATCCAGTATAATTATATAGTTTGGTTATTTCACATATCTTATATTTCGTATGCCTATCTTGGAATAACAGACTCTCATTCTCTTTTTTCGCGGAAAGCGCATCGAACATGAGTTGCCCATCATAACACGTCCCTATAAAATAACCTTGCAACCTCGTGCATTCCGCCAAATTCCGCAAAAATCCGTGCAATTTTTTATGCGTTTCAAAGAAATAATGTAATGAAAATTGGCATGAACTAATATTAAACCCCATATCCGCAATACCATATTTGGTATAAACCCCCCGTCCTAATATGGTTTCGTCTTTTGGACCTTCGCCGAAAATGGCGCGTGAAATAATGGAATTTTTACTATCTCTATCCCCGCCAAACGCCGAACTGTCTCGTATGTTACGAGAGCTGTCGCCATTTACAAAGATGGCCCCAGGAATATTGTCTCGGGCTTTGTATGTTTCCACATATCGCACACATGCGCCATCATATGGATTGAAAATATTATCTCTAGATAAATCGATCCCATACACAAATTTCAATCTCGCCGCACACCATTTGAAAATATCGCCACCCTTACCCACTGAATAATCGATAAGTGTATCGCCAACATTTGCCACTCCCGTAATTAGCATCTTTTTCACATACAAATTATGGAAATTCCGCATAGCATATGAACTTCGTTTCGCGGTAAAACTGCGTTGGTAATATACATCATCTACTTGTTCCGGAATATTTTCACCGGATTCTAACATCTCTTTACTAACCTCATAGTGAATCGATTTCCAGTTATTATTTGCAACGTGATATGCATTACCAAAATTACGCATTGTGCGCAAAAGGTCGGTCGTTTTATCATATCTCACGCGGATTGGTTTCCATTGCCATTTGTGCGGAGATGTTTTATCGAAACGGAATTCGACAATCATATAATCCGTGAATATGTCGCCGTTTTCCGCAGTCATATACATCCCCGACCCATTCTCATTTAGTTGTATATTACATATATACGCTTCGGGGTCATGCGGATTCATCGGTTGGAATTTGTTTGGCCGATATTTGTTCTGTTTTTTTTCATTGTCTGCGGATTTTTCGATGTTTGATATAGTATCTTGGATGATGTCGTTGAATGCATTTATATTGCCGTGTTCTTCTTCGTCAAAGCCGCACATTAAATGCAGCGTTTTATATTGAATTATACCCCCCACTTCCATATTCATACCGTCATCAAACATGGTGTATATTGCATCCTTATTGTTTTTTTCGTCTTTTTTCACAGTCACTAGAAAATCCACGGTATTGAATTCGACCGGCTTCCATTTGAAAGAAAGCGGCCACTCCCGTTTTGCCAATCGCGCTTCTTTTCCAATTACATCGGTTCCAACTCCCGTGTTTGAGGGGGTGAAAATGAGACCATCCGTTTCATATTCGAACGAACCATCTTCTATCTTTTGAAATATACTATTACATCCGTTGAATATCGTGTTTTCTTCGGAGGTTGCGTAAAATGTTTTGCATTGGATACGCAAACTACATGGCACGGTTTTTACGGGGGGCGTATTGCTTATTTTCCCCGAACGCATTTCTAACCAAGTAGATGCGCCATTTGCATTCACGTGTTCCGTCCATCTCTCGTTTTTTTCTTTGAAAATCGAATGTGGTTTCAAATCTTCGATGAAATCGTTCAGCAATAACAATCGGTAATTTTGGCGCAACCCTTCATCCCCCGGAGATGGCAGAAATGCTTTGCTGCGTTGACTTTTGCCATTGATGAAATATACGTCAAATGCAGCATAGATTTGTATAGGATCACCTTGCTTGTTTTTTTTAATATGTTCTCCGTCGATGACACTATTGAATAGGTTTTGAGTGGTCGATTTCATTCCAGTGAATATAACATTCATCATTCCGTCGATTAAATATATTGCACCGTCGTGATTGACATATAACAATCTCCGCTCTCCGTCTGCCTTTTCCGTAACCGTATAATTTGTTCGTATATTTGGCGTTTTCGACTCATTCGGTAAGAGGTTCGTAGAATGTCGAGGTTCTAAAATATTATCCAATTGTAATGTTACGGATTGTGGGCCAATGAAATCGCCCGAGTTCACGTATTTGGGTTGATATGTTGCCCCGTGCAAAACCGACATATAATATTGTTGTATCGCGTTTCTTTCCGAAAAAGGTATCGGATAATTCGTGCCTTGTAATCCGCACAAAACAATGCGGATGTTTTTCCGGAGTATTGTAAGCAATGTGTCAACTGTTGAAAAAGGCGTTCCGGGTCCAACTCGGCTATTATCTATTTCCAATTCGATTTCATAGGTTTCTGGATTTTGAAAAATATCGGCGTCTTGAATCGTATATTCTCGTTTATAATCTCTCCCCTGTTTTTTCGATGCTTTTACTATACTCAAATCGGCAAAAAGGGGATATTCTTCGTGGTAAAATCGGACGCGATTCATACATCGAAAAGCCTTTTTCGAACTATTCCAATTTGCGCGCATCGTTTTGATAATCGGAGCATATGCATCATACGTGGTTTCTAATTTGAAATCTGCGCGAAAATTCATGTCGAACATATCGACTGGTTTCAAATACGTTATTTCGTCCAATTTAACCGTTGTTTTTTGGGTGAAGAATAATTTATTTATTTCCATAGATGGATTATTCAGCAATTTATTGACGTCATTGGTTCGGCAATAATCTTGTATGAGATCCATTCCGTTAACTTCTGCGCGAATATGCGATTCTTTTATTTCGCCGGTTTTTGCATCTAAATATTCGGGTATTATACGCAATATTTGAATACCGTTTTTATTGTCTGTTTTGAACCCATTCGCATATAGTTGCTTTACTACATTGTCATAATCGATTTTTGACAATGAACGTCCATCTTTTGTGTTTGTTCCAAATCTGATTTCGAACTCTTTCGATTTTCCTTTTATTGGAATGAGCGGGTTTCCGTCTAAATACGTTTTTACTATATTTTCCAAGTCATGTTTTGCCTTTTCCATTATTTCTTTTGACTTTTTACGCTTTGACTCTATCAAAAATCGAAAAGAAGATTCATCGTGGGATTCATCACCTTCCATTATCGGTTTATTCGTATTTTTTAACATAGTTGGGATATTATATATAATCATATAAGATTATATTTAATCAATTTTTCATATATGTATTCCGGTTTGATCCTATACAAAATATTGGCGGATTTTTTGGTATAGTTCATTTTTCTTTATCCCGGTTATATTTTCTATTCCTAGTTTGAATGCGATTTCGAATAAATCGGTGATTTTATAATGACCAACCGATTTTAGAGGAGTGGTATAATTCTCTTTGCAAAACCATTGGTCGATTATTTCCGAATCTTTTGTTTCGTCCGTGGAAATGCGGATTTTGTATCGTTTTGGGGAGCGGGTGGTTGTTTTTCTCGGCGGGACAAATAAAATACACGTTTTCTCATATTCGGTTGGATGAAATTTAGTATATGCGCGTTTTTCTTCATCGGCCAATATAATGCGGATTTTGTAATAAATAGATATGGCAATTAGGCCAATATTAGTCGTTTCTGTTGAAATCATAAACTCACTTTGCACTTCTTTTATCATGTCATTCGTCACTTTGTAATTTGCCGTTTTTAACAATTTTGGGTTTTTTTGGAAAAATGCTGAAATTTGTTGGCGTTCTTCCAAATAAACATTTCCATAATGCTGTTGTGTTTGGTGAATAATATGATACTCTTTTGCACTATACATGAAAAAATACACACACCAGAAAAGAGAATCTTGCTGCCGGGGTTCAAAGAATTCTGACGTTTTTTGGGGAAGAATCTTGGTGAAAGGTGGCGCCGAAGGCGCCGGAAGAGAAGGATTGTATAGGATCGATGGAATGGGAGGCGATAGACAAATGGGGGGCGATAGACAAATGGGAGGGACACAAATGGGAGGGACACAAATGGGGTCTTCTACTTTTGCAGCTGCAGGAGTTTCACTGATAGAACTATTCTCTTTCAGTTTTTCAATGAATTCCGTTGTCAGAAAAAAGTCTTCCAAACATTCTATAGAAACTGCGGATTTGAAAAATATTTCATTCAAAAAATTACTCATTCAATTTCAATGGCAAACAGATATACTTAATAACTATATACAGATATGTTCAAATCTTTATTTGGTTTTGCAATAATATATTCTGTATCTGTCTCCGCCGGTGTATCTTCCGATACTAATGTATTTTTCAAGGACTCTTTCTTCGATTCGACTGGATTCAACAATTTTTCTTGGTCTTGAATATACATAATATATGTTTCAATCTCTTCGATGACATTCTCCGGTAAAAAAGTGAGATTTACATAAACCCCGCTTTTATTCTCGCTAACTTTGGAATTTGTATTTTTCGCAATTATTTTTAATATTTCTATATGATGCATTTTATCCAAATTTTCAATATATCTCTTCATTTCATTCAAGTTGCGCGTTTTCGACATAATACTATAATATGGTTTGATGCAACCATTTTATACCTTTTTTTATTCAATTAAAAATCCTATACAACAAATATTGGGGTCGTTCAATTCGAACCGTGTTCCGGCAATATTTACCCTCACAATTTCGCCCTCTTTGATTTTTGAGAAATCATTGAAATGATGGTCTCTCGAAACAAACACGATAACTGGTATATTTCCATCTTCATCAATCACTTCTGCGTGAATGCCAACTTTCGTAATCGTTTTTATTTTGCAATCGACGAGTGTTCCTTCAACCGGGTAACAAATCATACAATCAAATACTGCATGATATTCGATGACTTCGCCATTTACTTTACCCGATGAAAACGAATTGACATTGATTGTTTTTGGTTTCACAAATCCTTCGACAATACACCGACCTTCCAATTTGGATGAAATCATTTTTTCTAAATTTGCTTTGATATTTGAACCAATATCATTAATGGATAGGAAAATTTTTTTTGTCAAAAGAGATTGGGCATATACACCGGTTAATTTTCTATCTGTCTTTTCCATTTCTATTTTAATAGTTCTAATATTATATATTAGTATTATGTTTATGTTGATTATCTGAACAATATCATATACATCAATTTTCTATTGGGTTATTTCAAAGGTTTAAAACCCATTCCCTATTTCATCGAATACTCCATCTACAATTCCATCCCCAATTGCTTGTCCCGCACCAATTCCTACGCCGAATACAAGTGCGTTTTTAAAATTGCCGGGTTGTTGTTGGGGTTGAATCTGTTGGGGTTGTTGCTGATATTGGAACTCTTGTTGGGGTTGTATTTGTTGCATTCGAATATTCATTTTACCTAAATTCCTTCTTTTCGTTTTTCCTCGTTTATTGCGTCGAGGTTTGACTCTTCTCTTTTTCGCAGATTTCAAAATACGATTGGACTTGGACTTAGGTTTGGGCATATATATAGATATTAGATATTACATTAAAATCACGTGATATTATCCACATATTGTTGTATTATATCAAAATTCACTGATTCCAAATTATGCCAGTGCCATTTATGAAAAATCAATTCATACGGATTTAAGGATGCCCCATAAAATGATTTATTACGCGAGGGGTGCAGATTGCAATTCTGATGATGATTTATAGGATCACGCCAGTCAATATTCTGATATTTTCGTATCATACAATCAATCGAATACCCGTGTTTGAAAATACATCTAGACAACCCATATTCCCCTTTCAAAACCGCATCATCTTTCGTAGCATGATTATAAAAAATCGTCCCATCCATTTTCAATAATGCTAATCCTATACTATCTACCATAAAGAAAAAACCCTCCACTTTCGGTCCAAACTCGCCCTGGTCAGAGGGGGGTAAACATACAATCGTCGTCCCCACTAATTTCACTATATTATTGATTTTTCGGATGAAAAACTCGGACCAATGATTCCGTTCTTGAGTGCAGTAATGTGGTAATATAGGACCAATCACGCCACTATTTGCGAAGAAATAATAGTCATACGATAAATCATTGGATTGTATATGATCCAATGCAGATTTGTGTCCGCCAAAATCGTATCCCACATTTTCACGGCGTATGATAGTAAGGTTGCTCAATACCGGGATATGTATATTTTCATCGCAATAAAATCCGTTTATCACCAATATATAATCAATATTTTCGCGATACATTATTTCATTCTTCACGAAAAAACGTAAATTATAATTGCTCGATTCGGAAAAAAAATAAGTATATATGATTACACTTTTCATGTGGTATCCCGATTTTATAATATATATATACTCTAATTTTCCGATATGCCCGACCGACCGGCCGGCCAATCAAGTAACCCTTGTTATAACATTTCTACGTTATTGAAATTCGCCATTACCGAATCGAAAAATACGATTTTCTTTGATTCGTCTTCTTTATAATCATTCATATATTCGCGCATAAGAATTTCTAAAATAACACAGAACCCCATTTTCCGGATTTTCTGGGTGACTTTGTAAGGAGGATATGCGCCCGTTTTTGCATTTCCAATTTTCCAATCGCCCATATTAATAAGGTTGACAATATCCGATGTATTTTTCGAGGAGCATCTTTCCCCGCGGTTATTCTTTTTCTGCGAAAACTCTTTGATTTTGAATATAATATCCTTTTCTTTGAATTCCTTTTCTTTAAAAGAATGCATAAAGCCGAATGTATTGGCGATATGGTTGCGCGGGATATCAAATTCCGATAATTTCGCGGAAATTTGAATAAAATCTTCGCCCCCTATTTCCAAAAATGTAGTTTTCGGAAGTGGTTGCGCGTCAGATTCGTCGGCCACCGCAGTCTCAATAAATATTTTATTTTTCATTCCGTCTGATAAAATAATGGCGCGTTTTTTGCGATAGATGATTAGATATTGGTCGAAATAATCGTATATGATTTTTTCAGATATCATTTCTATAGAACGGTCATTCAAAAATAGCTGATTTATTAATATCAATTTGTCCGATAAAATCAAACTGTCTAAAAAATGATGTATCGCATATTTATTCAAATCCATTTCGGATAATTTATGATTGTCAAATAAAAGATTTGCGATATGGTTCGCATGTTTAAACCAATTCATTTCACTCGTAGTTAGAAGCACGTTGTCTTGATACAATAGTTCTAGATTTCCCCGTATTTCATCCAAGAGTTTTTCATATGTTTTTATTTCAACGGATTCTTGTATTTCGGCATTGAATCCTTCCATCAATTCCATCTGCAATTTCTCGCGTTTATATTCGATTGGCGCACGGCGTTCAAAGGTAGAAATCGTCTCATCGGCAATCTCATTCGGTTGAAAAGCATAAACGTCTCCGCGATTGATTAGATACCCCGACCGGCCATATGAATCTACAATATCTTGCAATTGCGTAATGACATATAAAATATTCTCCCTCGGGTATTTCTTTTGTATATTAATTGCGGAAATAAGCTGCTCTCTTTTATATACAGTGCGTTCTTTGAATAATTGGCGTATACGCCGTTCGATGAATTGGTTATTCATGAATTCCGTATTGTATGTTTCAATAATCGTGCCTTCACTCGCTTTTGCATCTTCCATACTAGTTCTCACCGAACATTTGTATTCGCAGTTGTCCATATAATCGCACATGTCTGTATATGGCAAATCCCCCACTTTAAATGGGATGAGGTCACCCGGCGGTTTTGATGCCAGCTGGATTTGTATGGTTTGATTTTCGGTTAGCTCTTTTAATTTGGCTTCGGTAAAATTGTTTTGCGAAATATTAAGAACACAGTCGACGGAGACTTCTTTGAGAATACGCGTGATTTTGCCGATTTGATTCGCTTTTTTTTCCGCCATTCGATAAATATAGAGGTCTGCCGCCTCACTCATATCGGACATTTGCGTAGTATGCATGTATATTTCCACATTTCTATCTGCAAACGGCAATGATTTATGGCTCGAATTGCGAACCCCGCGTCCAATGATTTGTTCTATACGATTCATGTTATACCATGGGTCCATGATATGTATTTGACGAATGCATTTGAAATCCAGCCCTTCTGACGCGGCTTTTGATATAATAATGACTTTTATTAATTCGCCGTTTGCGTTCAATGCTTGAGACGCATATTTGACATCTTCCGTATTATTTGGCGAGAAATCGATATCTCCTGTTATCATCATATATCTGGCGGGATGAAACCCCGTATCTTCTGCCATCTGATTCCGGGGTTGCATTGTTCTGGCGTCAATTGGCGCGGTCGGCATTTTTCCAAAGAGATTTTTATTGTGGGTTGGTGTGCTACTATATCGAGAAAATCCCATCTCTTCAAGTGCGAGTGCCATGGGGACGACTCCGCCATCGATAAATTGACTATAAATAATAACAACCCCCTTTGATTCTCGTATAATACGGCATATTTCTGCGATTTTCCCGCTGTATTTCCCGATTTCGGGGGGACTGAAAACGCGATGGATATTTTTCGGTTTTCCTTTATATTCGAAATTATATCGCATGGGGGGGTCTAAAATCTTGGTATATTTCATCACCATATCCAACCCGGATTTCCCGATGGATTTTGCGATAAGCGTTTCATCAATTGTGGCGTCTTTATCGGAAGACTCCATAATTTCACTCAATTCTTCGCTTGGATATACCATGTTGAGGGATTCAATCGGAGCAAATAAAACGGCATACCCAAACGACTCCATCTCCTCGAAATTCGGCATTTCGCGCACCCCCTTTGCTGTAGTAATATTGAATGATTTATTGAGCAAATGATTCATTAATAGAGAATATCCTTTCTCTTGGTATTCCCCCATACTAGATACGTAAACCGGGATGTGTTGTATAGGAATATCAATCGGCTTCTGATTCATTTGTATTTTGGGGTATGTTGCAGGAGATATTGTTTTTTCGGGGGCGAAAAATGCGGGGTATATGCGGTAAGGGAATGTATATGGATTTTCGCCTCGAACGTATGAAACATACCCTGTCAACTTCCGTTGCAATAATTCGAGTCCACTTTCGGCGTTTGAATTCGTCGGGGTTTTGACGGGTTCTATGAAATTCCCTTGTTTGTCAAATACATCACTCTCTTTTATTGTGGCGCGTTTATCATTCGTATTTAAAAGGTTGACCAACCAAATAATTTCTTTGTAACTGTTGTATAATGGAGTCGCAGAAAGGAGAAGCAGCCGCATGTTTTTGCTGTATTTTGCGATATGATTCAATAAATAGGCGGTTTGTTTTTGTTTGTTATCGTCAGTAATTCGTATATTTTGTATTTCGTCAATAATAACTAACCTGTTGTCGAAATGTTTGCGGATGTTGTGTAATTCCATTATTTTTTTTTCTTCGTCGGAATAACCAGAATCCGGGGGAATAATGATTTTGCGTTTAATATAATTCGCAAATTCGAAATAGCCCATGAAATCGTAGTTTGAACGTATGATGCCATTTATTTGAGAAATGATTTTGTCTCTTTGCAACCCTTTTAAACGGGTGGGGTTGATTTCGTCTAATAGCGTGCTCCCGATACATGCTTCTATATTATATTCATTATTTTCAATGCGGAGATTGTTTTCATCGAACAACTGGGTTCGAAAATTGCCTTGAACGCTAGGGCTTGCGACAACAATGATTTTTTTTATAATTCCCATTTGTCTCATATAGTTGCGCATTTCTTCGGCTACGCCAATTGCACTGCATGTTTTTCCAGAACCTAACCCGTGATATAGGAGAAGACTGTTATAAGGGGTTTGATGTGATAGGAAATTGCGAACAAATAATTGATGCGGTAAAAGTTCGAATTTTGCATTTGACAATATTTCTGCTTGTTTTTCAATGGGCATTAAATCGCCTTCGTATTTTGTATCTGCAAACTCTTTGCGATTTGCGATTTTAACTGCAAAGTTGGCATCATCTAATGTTGGAAATAAGGTTGCGCGTATTGAGTCATTGTCCTCAAAGGAAGATTTGTATTCTGCCAATTCTCTCTGTAAAAGTGTTGCTTTTTGATCATATACTTTATTCTTTGGCGCCGGAGGCGCCACCTCCCCCCCATCCTCTTTCGGTTTTTCCTCCTCCTTTTCTTTTTCTTCTTCTTTTTCTTCTTCTTTTTCTTCTTCTTTTTCTTCTTCTTTTTCTTCCTCTTTTTCTTCTTGTGGCGATGTTTCGAGTGATTCCGAGGATGCCGCACCCATCGCTGTCGATGATTTTTCTGCGGAAGTTTGAAGTGCCATAACTGCAGCAGGCCCCGTAGGTGGCGTAACTACTTCCGATAATGGATTGGGAAGGTCGGCAGTAGTTGATGTATATGATCTATTTGTAATAGGTGATAATTTTTGTTTTACTGTTTTTTTTGATACATCAATGCATTTTTGTAATTTCGTATTCCAATGTTGTCCTTTTTTACATCTTGTCCGTTTTTGTTTATTATCAATTGCTTGAGTTAAAGATGGAGAAATAGGAGTTTTTTTTATGTTATTAAATGATTCAACGTTTGGAATTATAGTATTTGCCTCCTCTTCACTTGAAAGCCGTAAACTAGCCGAAGTTGTTCTATCTGCTGATACAGAAGGTAAAGGTGGAGAGGGTTCTTCATCCTCTTCACTTGAAAGCCGTAAACTAGCCGAAGTTGTTCTATCTGCTGATACAGAAGGTAAAGGTGGAGAGGACGGAAGCGGAGAGGGTAACAATGGAGAGGACGGAAGCGGAGAGGGCAATAATGGAGAGGGCGTATTATTCGCAACCACGGAAGAAGCCATTTTTTTCTTCGTTTGATTATTCGGAACACACTCCCCCGTTTTTCGATTTCTACGACTTCCTCTAGGACATGGCTTCTTTTTTTCTTTATCCATTTATTCGTATTATTATAATAAATGGATATTTTTTACAATCATTATACCAAACTTCAAAAAACCGTGTATTTGGGATAATAATTTAGTATAGGCAATATCGTATATTCACAAAGCATCGTATGTATATTTTGCAATATACGTTTTTTTTCTAAATTATACGGTCGAATACACTGAATGCATTCATCATATGTTTTCCATTCAACTTTGCTCACTTCACTGTTATCATAGGAATGACTAGATTCAATATTCGCCGGCAAATTCATCAAAAAATATTTGTGTTTATATGATTTATAATTTGACCCCATAAACACTTCTTCAAACGGATTTATATTTTCGAGTTGACTCAAATATTTTTTATCATAACCAGTTTCTTCGCAAAACTCGCGCAATGCACAATCATAATCTTTTTCCAACGAGTTGCGACGTCCTTTGGGGAACCCCCATTCTGGTTCACACCATCTGTCTGAGGTTTGATACGATTCTTCAATCAAATTTGCAAGGGTGTATATTTCATTATTTTTTCCTTTTTGCCAAAGAACCCCGTTTTTCAGCGAATTGAATTTATCGCAAGATAAATTTTCATCGGTTTTGTATGATACATCATTTTCTTTATTCCACAAATCTTTCCACAAACTCGCGAAATCGGTCGTCATCAACTTTTCCTTTTCGTTCATTGTCATTTCTTTCAAAAGGTTGACAATATACTCGCGGTTATATATGGAATATTTTCCGCGCATAAAATCCATAAATCCTAAAGTATCTTTACGCCGTATCATTAAATATCGTATTTCTTCATTTTCAATGCAAAACGCAATGATTCCAATACTAGTAATGGGTATTTTGCATTGGTAGAAAATATGACCGAATTTACCGCAATTATTACAATATGTTTCAATCGGCCGGGTTCCTTGTTTGAGTTTAGAATAAGATAATTTCATTTTTGTCTAAGGGTATTGAGTTTATACTTTATTATTATATTCATAAATGTTTATATAGTTTGTTATATAGGATGAAATTTGATACAAATGTATGGGGTCCACAATATTGGTTTGTTTTAATGACAATCGCGATGAATTATCCCGAGTTTCCGAATGAAGTAACGCGTAGGAAATATTATGATCTTATACAAAATTTTCCGCTATTTCTTCCAGATATAGAAATGACAAAGAAGTTTAGTGAGATTTTGGATAAACATCCAGTGACGCCTTATTTGTCGAATCGCGATTCTTTCATTCGATGGGTATATTTCGTTCATAATAAGGTCAATGTGCATTTGGGGAAAGAAGAAATATCGTTTTCATTGGCGATGGAGCAGTATTTGGCGCATTATTTGCCGCGTCAAATTGCATTGAGCGAGAAATTTCATATTCACAAAAGATACATTTTGTTATTCTTTTTGGCTGTTTTTTTTATGTTTATTTTGTATTATAGCGATTGATGGAACATATGAAATATACAATCATTGCGGGGGTTTTATTGGGGGTTATTTTGTATAGTTTTTTGGCAACCTTTTTACCAATGGGCCTGGGGGCTGAAAAAGAAGGCATGGTAGAAGATTGTAATAAAACGTATGAGTATTGTTCAAGCTCAACGAATAAAATATATTATAGTTATACGTGCAACCCGCACCAATGGGTATTCCCGTGTTAGCCCGATTGTGGGTTTGAAAAATGGTGCATAATTATGAGGTTATTTATGTAAGTTTTTGATATTCATGCTATTCATGAAATAGGCAACCCCGCCGCCAGAGGAAAGAAAGGATTGTATATGAACTTTTCGCAAGCTTTTTCGCAAGCTTTTTCGCAAGCTTTTTCGCAAGCTTTTTCGCAAGCTTTTCGCAAGGTTGCAACAAAATATTTATATATGATAGAGATATACAGACCTCCATATGCGTTATGAAATCACCATTTTTTTGATTACGGCACTGATAATTGCGAATATATACACAGACGGAAAAATATTGAAACTGTTATTCAGCTGGAAAAAATACTATCAAATGGCTGCTATTGCTTTCGGCGGTTTTGCACTATATTGGTTAATTAAGAATAATCCGATGCAAGCAAAACAGATGGTAATGGCTTCAAATGAATATGTCAAATATCTGCCTATAGACGGAAACACGTCGAAATTGCTAAGTCCCATATTGGATTTTACATCAAAACAAAACTTTAGTCAAGAGTATTCAAATGGACATCCTATATTACCAATGCAAACACATTCGTCCCCCGTAAATCAATATGAACGCAAATTAATGCAATCCGGAACCACTGAGAATAAAATTACCGCTACAAAACGCTCAGTTAGCGAAACGAAAAAGAAGTTTGTCGCAGCTAGACAAAATTGGCATTGCGGAGATTGCCAACAACAATTATCGGCATGGTTTGAAGTTGATCATAAAATCCGATTAGAATACGGAGGAAGCAATCATGTTGATAATTTAGTGGCTTTGTGCCGAGAATGCCATGGGAAAAAAACCGCTATGGAAAATTTATAACAGTGTAAAAAATAGGGTTTGGAGGAGGAGGACAAGGGTTATAATACTGTATCAATAATATATATGCCCCCCTCTCTAGAAAAGCAAACTGCTGTATCTCCTTACATTTTTATTGTAAAAATCATTTTAGTAATACTTTTATTGATAGCATTTGCATATACCATGTATTTGTCTTTTTCAGACCCAAAAGCAGTATATAGTAATACATATTCTTATATAATTAGCACTATACTTATTACGATTTTAATGTTTGTTATCGCATTATCATTAATTGATAATTTAAATATTACGTATGTATTAATTCCCATTGCTGTTATTACTGTAATATTAATTTCCATTTTCACATATTATAATACAAACATACTAGGATATATATTTAGTGGATACATATTAAGCTCTTTTATTATCATATTTATATTAGTCGGCTTGGGCATTTTATATAAAATTATTAGTGTTCAATCATTTGAAGGCGGGTGGGGCGGATTCATTTTTAATCTCATTTTTTATATACCATGTCTCCTAGTAAATTTAGTGGAATTTTTATTAAATGATTATTATTCCACCCCTAAAACGGTTTTTGTTTTATTTTTAATAGAAATTGTCATTATTTTACTATATTTATACGGAATCGCGGAAATATATAAGTATATTAATAAAGATTCTGTGAATATAATAATCAATCCCACTTTTTTAAATAAAACCAAAACAATCGATAGGACGATTGTCAGCCAGATGATGGACGATAACAAAGATTCTGTTATGAAACCGTATCAATTCTCTATGTCAATGTGGGTATATTTAAATCCGCCCAACCTTTCAGAAACCCCGCAAAGTTTAGAATCCAATATATTTTATTATGGTGATGGCACAACGTTTTCATTCCATCCGCAATTATCATATTATATAGATGGTTCGACGGGATTTTACAAAATAAGGGCTGGGTCAATAGGAGATGTTGACCAAACGTTTAATTTCGAAGCTCCGTATCAACGATGGAACAATTTCGTATTCTCATATTTGAATAATAAAATGGACGTATTTATCAATGGCAATTTAGTAAAAACATTCGACAAATATTATATTAATAAAACAGACAGTGATGTTATGGTATTTGGACCAGATGCATCTTTACCCCGGTTTACAAGTAATGGATTGTATGGTGCAATATGTAATGTAGTATATTATAAAAAACCGATGGATAAAAATCAAATAGTAACAAATTATAATATGTTGTCAACTAATATTCCGCCCATTTATGGAAATATGTCTTTGACGTCTATTATTGTGGTATAGGGGGTATAGTTAAATCCACTCAACCTTTCATATACCCTGCATGTAATAATTATTTTACTGTCATTTGAAAAATAAAAAGTGGGTTCTATGTTTTATTAGTGTAGTATATAGTATATATAAATGGATTATAATAATTACAAATTTATTATTTTAGCAATTCTAGGTATTGCAATTGGATATATTTTATATCGATACTTTTTCCCAGGAACAGGTTCGCAATTAATTGGCGGACAACTTCATCTTATCTCTCAACCTCCACCCATAAAAATATCAACATTAACTGCTGCGAATTATGTAGCCAATAATATATCGTATTCTGCTTGGGTTTATGTAAATCGATTTCCTCCTAGTCTTACCGCGGGCACCCCGGTGACAAGTAGTAATTGTATTTTTTATTTGAATGGTGGGTCGGCACCTTATTATGGGTGGTATTTTGATAGTACCACTTTGAAAGTTGGATACAATTCAACTACAAGTGGACAATCTCTTGACAAAACAATGCCCGTTATTACTAATTTCCCACTTCAAGATTGGTGTTATGTAACTGTTGTATTGGATAATACAAATAAGGTTTTGAATTGCTATATGAATGGGAAATTAATAACATCTATTGCATTCGAAACAGCATATGTTCCACCGAGTGCGGTTCTTGCTACTACGGTAGATTCGCCTATTCAGTTTGGAACTGGACAAGATATATATATATCTAATTTTACTGTCATAAATACAGCATTGAAACCAGATGACGTATTTAATGCATATATGAATTTTGCATCATTCACCAATTCATTGGGGCATGCACCATTCCATTTTGGCTTTAGTATTTCACAAAACTTGAACACACAAAATTATCAATTGTTTTAGACCCTTGAATAATATGAGTAAAATATAAATGTATTATATAAATCATGAACCCTATATTATATGTTATTTTAGGAATTATTGCAATAGTGATAGCATATTACCTTTATATTTATCTTACATCAGTTCAAGTATTAATTCAAACGCAGAGTTTGAGTGCAAATAATATACCAAGTATATCAAATAAAACAATCACAAAAAGCACTTCGACACATTACGCATATTCGGTTTGGATATTTGTAAATAATTTAAATACTGTAAGCACTGTATCTACTTCATGCAATTCTCTTTTTTCCTTTGAAGACCCTACATTACGACAATGTAGCAGTTCAAACGACAATACGCTCGATTTATCATGTTCTACCCCACCCTCACCCACGCAACCGTGCATTCCATATTTTCGATTATATATTGACGGTCGAAATACTGCTCGCTTAAACGCAAAAGTCGGAGTAGTTGATATTTCTGGCAATCCAACCACGCAAACCATTCAAATCACTCAGAACTTCCCATTGCAGCGGTGGACAAGTGTCATTGTAAATGTAGATACCAATTTCATTGATTGTTATATGGATGGAAAAATTGTCCAATCTACCAAAATCGCGGAATGTATAAATGATAACCAGAATACAAATAGTTCTATTTATACACCCAATCCGTTAGGTATTATACAATTTGGGTTGAATCAAGATATCACTTTAGGTAATTTAATACGATATCCATACTCAATCGACCCACAAACTGCATATTATGCGTATATGCAAGGGAGTGGGCAATCTTCCTCATCTTCAAGTGTTACTATTATTCCATATTTCAAAATAAGCAATTCATAGATTGAGGATAAGAACAATGTCGCACTATAATATACAGATAATCTATATATTATATATGAATAGTTGGATATATGTTATTATAGGAATTATTTCAATTTTTGTATTATACAACATTTTTATATATTTCATTTCAAGTAAAGTATTAGTGAAATTTCAAAATTTAAACATGGACATGATTTCACCCGTTTCTTCTGATATGATTGATAAAATTACTAATTCGAAATATTCATTTTCGACATGGATATATGTCAATAATTTTACGAATGCATCTTCTTCACATAATTACCTTTTTTCACTTGAATCTCCCAATCAAATATTTTTCCAGTTGTTTTTTGACAAATCAGAGCCCAGCCATTTACAGACAAATATCAATGGATTATCCACGGGTAATGGCACATCAACGATGACAATCACGCCGAACTTTTCATTGCAGCGTTGGACAAATGTAACGTTAAGTATAACTACAAACATGGTTAATTGTTTCATTGATGGAGAATTTTTTAAATCAACCAAAATAGACCAAACCAAAATAATAAATATAACAGAAAATGCGATTATTAAATTCGGACATAATCAAGATATTCTATTAGCAAATATTATACGGTGGCCTTATGATATAAATCCAACTACTGCCTATTATGCATATATACAAGGAAGTGGACAAAACACCGGAGGGTTCATAAATATAATACCTACATTTTCACCGGCGAATACTATGTTTGCAACTATGGAAAATAGCACTCCATCTGTTTTTAATACACACGTAAATCAACTTGGGTTTCCTACAGCATATAAAAACGACTCAGATGTAGGGGTAGATGTAAACCAAAATTTGACGGCAGCCAATGAATTTTACGAGTTATTAAAAAATAATAGCAATATATCGACATTCAATGAAAATATGAATATATCATTCAATACTACGGTTTCGGGAATTACGGGCAATTATCAAAAGTTTATCGATTTAATTCGATATAATACACCTATCTATTATATTTCGACAAGTTCGCAACCTTCTATTTTAAATGATACACCTTTACTTTTTCATGACCTTCCGAATAGGTTGTCCACTGACGATTTAAATAATATTTATACAATGATAACTAACGTTCCCGAAATAAATACAATACATTTGCCTTTTATACCACCTTTTATCAACATTAATAGCGATGGTTCGAGTTCTAATGGAGAAAAAACGTATACAATACCTAACATTAATATGCAATTTCCGAATAATGTCATGACGATTAATGCCGATATTTTAGACCCCGCATTTAAAATTCCTGTTGTAGTAAATCCGTATTCGATGGATGTAAGTATTATTCCAACAAAAAAACTGTCAATTCCCAATATACCATTTGATGTGGTAAATATACCGCCCAATTATTCGCAATTGACATTTTCGGCGTGGATAAAACCGCAAACTATAGTAAATAGTGTTTATGACGATAATGAAAAACTGATTTTTATGAAAGATACAAATAATAGTATTACTCTATTTTTCAAAAAAAATGGCAACTCAATTAATTTGTATACTTTTTTAAATAATAAACAAGATAACCAATATAATTTGATAAACAATATTAGCGTGGTTGATTGGTCATATATAAATATTGTATATGACAAAACGGACAACACTATTTATAGTTATTTAAATGGTAATTTATATGATCAAATAGATTTGCCTTCTTCCAGTATTCCTTCTTTTTCAAATGATGTTGCCACAACAATTTCATACGGAAATTTGCCGTGCTATGTTTATAAAATTACAAATTTATTTACAGATATTTGTAAATCAAAACTGAAAATGTTGGATTTTTCAATCGACTATGGTAAATCGCTACCCATTCCTCAAACGAATATACCGACCACAACTCCTAATAAATATATATCATTTGTTTCATTGCAGTCCATCCCTGGTTATGTCCCTGGTTCCGTTCCTGGTTCTGTTCCTGGTTCTGTTCCTGGTTCTGTTCCGGGTTCTGTTCCTGGATCTGTTCCTAATTATGTCCCTGGTTCTGTCCCTGGTTCCGTTCCTGGCTCCGTTCCTGGTTCTATCCCTAATTATGTCCCTGGCTCCGTTCCTGGTTCTATCCCTAATTATGTCCCTGGCTCCGTTCCTGGTTCTATCCCTGGTTCTATCCCTGGTTCTATCCCTGGTTCTGTCCCTGGTTCTGTCCCTGGTTCTGTCCCTGGTTCCGTTCCGGGTTCTATCCCTGGTTCTATTCCTGGATCTGTTCCTGGTTCTATCCCTGGTTCTATTCCTGGATCTGTTCCTGGTTCTATCCCTGGTTCCGTTCCTGGTTCCGTTCCGGGTTCTGTCCCTAATTATATCCCTGGTTCTATCCCTAATTATGTCCCTGGTTCCGTTCCGGGTTCTGTCCCTGGTTCTATCCCTAATTATATCCCTGGTTCTGTCCCTGGTTCCGTTCCGGGTTCTGTCCCTGGTTCCGTTCCGGGTTCTGTCCCTAATTCTGTCCCTGGTTCTATCCCTAATTATATCCCTGGTTCTGTCCCTGGTTCCGTTCCGGGTTCTGTCCCTAATTATGTCCCTGGTTCTGTCCCTGGATCCGTTCCTGGATCAGTCTCTGGCTCCGTTCCGGGTTCTGTCCCTGGCTCAGTTCCGGGTTCTATCCCTAATTATGTCCCTGGAACTATTCCTGGCTCCGTTCCTGGAACTATTCCTGGCTCCGTTCCTGGCTCCGTTCCTGGCTCAGTTCCGGGTTCTATCCCTAATTATGTCTCTGGCTCCGTTCCTGGCTCCGTTCCTGGTTCTATCCCTAATTATGTCCCTGGCCCTAAACCTCCGGTGATTCCCAAACTCTCTTCTTATAATGATATTAATATTAGTTCGTGGATTTATCTTCCGGCCAACCCATCTATCCCGTCTACCCACTTATTCTCCATTGTAAATAATGCAGATTTGAACTCTACATACGGAAATGAGTCGTTTGGCATAATTGATGTATATTACGAAAACGAAAAATTATATTTGAAAATGGATGAAACCCCGAACGTTTTAAATATCCCCCCCGACAAAATGTCGCAATTAACTATTTCATTTAATAATAATCATAATAGTATATTTATTTACCTCGATGGTATCTTAACCAACAATTACGATTTGTCAAAACCAATGACATACGATTTAAATTCATATTCATTTGTTTATAATGAAAACGTATTCGGAGTTTCGCCAAATACAAATAACATCAACCTATATGATTTAAAAGTATTTGTGAACACGGAAATAAATTCTATATCAAATAATATCCAATTTTTTTATTATCTCGAAAATGTCTATTTGGCTATAATTACATGCATTTCCACAATTGATATGGCAAAAAAATTATCCCAGACTTTCTACGATGAAGTAAAAATAGATTTGGATACCGTTTCGTATTCTTCGAAATCACAAGGAATTGCAAGTTTGGATAATAGATTAAATGTATGTCTTACTCAAATTACGAATTATTGGGTATCATGTGAGAATATGTTACAATGCATGAAAGAAATGGCCATTCCATACAATGTTTCATTTGATAATTATAATATTATTGATAATTTCCGCAATGGAATGATTGAAATTTATAAGTTATTTATCGAAATATACAAATCATTCATTGTTTTTATAGAAAATTCGTCTTGTATGAATGCAGAATCGTTTGTTTCATTATACAATCATATTACACCCGTTTCGACTGCATATCAAATGGTAATTCCGAAATATACATCGTATTCTCATACTCGCATATTGAATGATTTGAAACCGGCAGATGAAATAAATTCGAAATTAGCGACAATATCATATTTATACCAATAAAATTGTTCGAACGGAAGGGGGGTATAATGAGTGTAAAATAATGAATACATATTATATAACGTATATAATATGAGTGAACAAATTTCATCTACTATTTCGAGTGCAGGCGAATCTATATCGAATGCGGCTGCCAATGTAGGCAATGCAATTGAAGGCGCAAAAGAATCCATGAATACTGCATTGAATGATTTTGCATCGAAAAATGTGGTAAATGCAAATGAAGGGTTTTTAGAATCCAACAGTATGATTGCCAAATTCGTTTTTATTATTTTGGTATTATGCGGTTTTGTTTTTTTATTGTATTTAGGAATTCAAATTATTTCGTATTTTTTGGGACCAAACGGTAGTCCATATGTTGTATATGGTATGATTAAAGACGCCACGAAGGGTTACACCATTTCGAATGACTCAACTGTTGGGGTAAGTGTTTCAAATGTCCCCATTTTACGTTCTAATAATCAGAATACAGGCATCGAATTTACATGGTGTGTTTGGATTTTGGCAAATTCTTATACACCAGCAAATGCACCCGTTTTTATTAAAGGAGATGGAGGGCCTAATTCTACGGGGCAATTGTTTGTAACAAATTGTCCGGGGGTGTATATTAATAAAGACGCAGACTCTTCTTCATACACTTTGAAAATATTAATAGATACAGTGCAAAATGCGGCTATTTCGAACACTCCCTCTCAAGAAATTGATATAAAAAATATTCCTATCGGTAATTGGTTTCATTTAGCCATTCGATGTCAGAATTTAAGTATTGATGCATATATAAATGGAATTATTTTCAACCGAACTACATTACCCGCCCCGCCAAGACAGAATTACGGTGCAACCCAAGTATCTCCATCGGGAGGGTATCAAGGCAGTCTTTCGGATTTAAGGTATTTTAATCGAGCATTAACATCAATCGATATAAATAGTATTGTATTAGGCGGTCCAAATACTACGACATTTTCAGGTTCAAAAGATTCGGGAAGTGCCCCGTCTTCTTCGCAAAATTGGAATTACTTATCTCAGGTATTTTATACCCATTAAATAATATACATGTCTTATAATCTAGCATATATATGCAACCTCATTTCACAGAATCAAAAATTGAATCAATTGAAACCACCTCCTAATCGTATTGATAATTTAAGTCCCGCAGTTAACCCGTATTTGCAAATAAATGCCAAAACGAATATGCCATATACTCAGTTTGATTTAAATATGCGGAGAAAAACCGAAATACTGAAATATTCTCCAAATACGCAGTCGTCACAAACGAATTCTCTCACAAAATCGCAAAAATGGGCGCAAATCGTAACCGGGAAATACCAATCGGAATCATTCGTTCCTATACGCACCAACAATTCGGACGGAACTATCACGACCACTATCAATGGACTCGTTGTGGATATTACGAAACCTTCTATCCAAATCCCCACATGCAATTCAAAATCCGACAAACCCACTTTGTCCACCTCATGTAATGTCCCCGGTCCCCCGATTGAACTATATTCCGACCCGACGGTTCCTCTTTATAATTATATGAAAAATGTGGACGCGTTCTCGATTATAAATTCACAAAATGTGCAGGAATACGATATTGTAAATCATAAGAATGCCGTGTCTATTACAAATGGCACACCAACAGTGAATAATCTTTTGCAAAATACGACAACTCCCGTTACCATTTCTACGATTTATATATTTAATCCCACAAAAGACGTTACGAGATTTAATTTAAACATTCCGGTTTCGGTGTATTTTGCGGGCACATTGCCTCAACAATTGACAACGGCAATTAGTGCTACAGTTGCAATATCTTCTCTTCAATTATCCGTATTATATAATGGATTTATAGTTAATATGCCTTCTGACTCAGGAACGGTTGTAACATTTCCTCATGGAGCAACTGTTCAGTTTATGGTGAACCCAAATGTTACTACATTTTATGCATCATACAATATAGGTAATATAGTTATATCTAATATTTCGTTAGCCACATTGCAAGGATACATATATGATATACAACTTTCGGCTAATATGACGAGCAACCTGCAACTAGCACAATTCATCAGTCTTACATGTGGTTGCATTATGAATCCAGACATGGATATTTCTAATAATTGTTCCGCGAAAGTGGCGGTGGTCTAATGAGCGACCCGCCCCGCAAATACCAAACAATTATGTTGGCATTTGCGGGGGTATTGCCATATTCCCATCACTGGATAAAGTTCCGGAATTAAGACAGAGATGTTGCGATGGAAATATTTCACCGGAAAGACATTTGTCGCTTTCATCAATTTCTACGCAACCTTTGCGTTCTCTGTATTCTCCTACTAAACACCATTTCGCGGCGGTGTTTTTAGATTGTATAGGATTGGTTGAGTTTGTTGGTTCGGGTTCTTTTTTCTGATAAGAATGTTCACTCCCTTTGATTAATAGGTCGCCGATAGAATGAAATGTCCCATTCACGATATCTAACCCCGTTTTCCCAGTATCTGTTATAACATCGGCGGTCTTATCTATTATTTTTCCAGTAGAATTACCTAAATCAGAAATAGCATCTCCGGTAATAGGGGTAATTATGTCAAAAGCCCTACCTATCAAAAAAAACAGATTTATTCCTAAAAATGAAAGCGTTAAAATGATTATAAGCACTATTATGATAATCGTTTGATAGGGATAGTTCAAAGGTTGCGTTACTTGCGGTTGAACTGGTTCTGGTTCTGATTCCATTTATATATTTGTTAGATAAAGGTTTCTCTGTTTTGCGTTTTATAGAATGAATTATTTTTATAAATCTATTATAAATGGCATTTTTTGATTTTGTAGAAAAGTTTTTTTTTATTAGTTTAGCGATTACATTTATACTCATCATTATGTTGGTATATCATTTCAAAGATAGAATTTCTCTTTTAGAAGGAAAATGCGATGCATTGTATGATATTGCAAATAATTTAGTAAAACAGATGAATACAATGAATATGATACAATCAAAAGGAATGAAAGAAACTCCAATTTCGAATACTCAATTGGATAAATCATATTATTCATCTCAGGAGAACCTCATTATAAATAGTGTATATGATCATAAACAAGTATCTCCTTCTACTAATTCTGCTAATCTTATCTCCAAAATTGTTGTATCGGACAGCGAAAGTGATAGTGATACAGACAGCGATAGTGACAGTGGTAGCGATACAGGTAGTGAGGACGGTGACGATGTTGACGATGATGTCGAATTTGAAAATGAAAACTTCATCCAAATCGAAAAATATGCGGTTATCATGCCATACGATATGGAAATCGAGGAAATCGAAGAATTAAAAGATATCGAGGAAGTCGAGGAAGTCGAGGAATTAAAAGATATCGATGAAATCGAAGATATAGAAGTAAATATTTCCGATGAAATTATTTCGGAAGATAGACAAATCGACAAAGAAGACACAAAAACAGAGGTTTCGATTCCTAATGTAGAAGTTACGATTAATACAGTAGGCGAAGATTATTATAAGAAATTAGAAACATCAGTTCTTAAACAACTCGCGATTGAACGTAATTTGGCAACTTCATCAGAAGTAAAGAAATTGAAAAAAATAGATTTAGTCAAACTATTATCTGCTGAATAATTATACTATATTAAAGATGGAATACAGTTATTCTTCAAATCCACCGTCAACAATGACGCCTTCGTTTCAAGGGTATCATACAAATAATATATATGACAATTTCCCCCCTCTTATGTGTGATGGTCGCGAAATAACAGACGCCTACCAACCCGAAGCTGTAGTTAATAATCTCATTTTAGAAAAAACCGGAATAAAATCAAATTGGGAATATCGTCAATATCTTACAAAAAACGCACACGAAATAATGAATTTCAACTATGTTTCTTCTACGAATGATGTAGGGTATTTCAAACGATATCAAGATACGCCCGGACCATATAACACACCTTATTTATATACCTCTTATTTAGATAATACAAAACCCCCCGGGTATGAAAATTCCAATATGAAGGAGTTGTATTTGACAAGAGAGCAATTGGAAGCGCGAATGGTTGCCCCAGTTATTCAAAACATAGAACAACTGAAACATAATACGGAGTAAAGGGGAAGATAAAGATTGATTGTATATGATCATATACAATTAACTGGGGTGGTTTACAGATGCAGAGGCATTAATTCTGTATTTGTCGTATATATAATATATTATTACTGCGACAAATATTGTATATATTAATGTCATAATAATAATTATTCAGTTATCAAAGATGATGGTGGTTTTTGGCGTGGGTTTTTGACTTGGTTTAGGGGTGGGTTTAGTTGTGGGTTTAGGGGTGGGTTTTTGAGTTGGCTTAGGGGTGGGTTTTTGACTTGGGTCCATTGTTGGGTCCATTGTTGGACCAACAGTAGGGTCCATCGTTGGATCAACAGTAGGTTCCATCGTTGGATTAATAGTAGGTTCCATTGTTGGATTAACAGTAGGTTCTCTTGTTGGATTAACAGTAGGTTCTCTTGTTGGATCAACAGTAGGTTCTCTTGTTGGATTAACAGTTGGTTTGGGACTTGGACTAACACTTGGTTTGGCACTAGGTATTATAGTTGGGTTAACAGTAGGTATTATAGTTGGGTTAACAGTTGGTATTATACTTGGTTTGGCACTAGGTTCCATCGTTGGACTAGGACTTGGACTAACAGTTGGACTAGGAGTTGGGTTAACAGTTGGACTAGGAGTTGGACTAACAGTTGGACTAGGAGTTGGGTTAACACTTGGTTTGGGACTTGGTTTGGGACTTGGTTTGGCATTAGGTTCCATCGTTGGACTAACAGTTGGTTTGGGACTTGGACTAACAGTTGGACTAGGAGTTGGGTTAACACTTGGTTTGGGACTTGGTTTGGCACTAGGTTCCATCGTTGGACTAACAGTTGGTATTATACTTGGACTAATCATAGGTATTATAACATTACTTGGATATGGCGTTGGATAAATGGTTACACATAACCCTTGTGTATTAGGTTTTATTGTATTTTTATAAACAAACGAATCACTAGAAGGCTGAGAACTTGGAACACCACTTGGCTCACTTGAAGGATTACTACTAGGGTGTGTAGTAGGAAATCTAGATGGTCGCCTTGTTGGTCTAGCAGATGGTTTTATAGTCGGGCGTGGCGTAGGATGTTTTGAAGGCTTGGATGAAGGTTTGGATGAAGGTTGCGAAGATGGAACGCCACTTGGTTCATCCGTTGGTTTTCCAGATGGGAATGAAGTAGGAAATTTTGTTGGTTTTCTAGTAGGTTTAATTGTCGGACGTGCGGATGGTCGTGGTGTAGGATGTTTCGTAGGTTGGGCGCTGGGTTGGGCGCTGGGTTGGGCGCTAGGTTGGGCGCTAGGTTGGGCGCTAGGTTGGGCGCTGGGTTGGGCGCTAGGTTGGGCGCTAGGTTGGCTACTAGGTTGTGCACTGGGTTGGCTACTAGGTTGTGCGCTGGGTTGGCTACTAGGTTGTGCGCTGGGTTGGGCGCTAGGTTGGGAGCTGGGTTGGGAGCTGGGTTGGGAGCTGGGTTGGGCGCTAGGTTGGGCGCTGGGTTGGGCGCTGGGTTGTGCGCTGGGTTGTGCGCTGGGTTGGGAGCTAGGTTGTGCGCTAGGTTCACCCGTTGGTTGATTACTCGGCTGCCCACTGGGTTCACCCGTTGGTTCACCGGTTGGTTTTAACGTCGGATGGTGACTTGGGCGATGGGTGGGTTTAATGGTTGGAAGTCGAGTCGGTTTAATAGTAGGAATTGGTATAGGACAATTAGTTGGTTTTATAGTCGGGCGTGGCGTAGGATGTTTTGACGGAGGCGAAGACGGCGAATCGCTAGGAACGCCAGTTGGCAAACCGCTTGGCAATCCACTCGGTTCCCCGCTAGGTAAACTGCTCGGGGAACATGTAGGTGCAGCACTCGGTTTCCGGGTAGGATGAGAAATCGGTTTTCGGGTAGGAGAAGAAATCGGGGTTATCGCATATGTCGCATACAATAATATACTAATGTTAATGATATACAATTTCATATATATATAACAACTAAATAACTTCTTATAAACGCATTATAACATTACAATTGTAACCTACATATCTAAAATATACTCCATACCAAGAAAACATCCAAACGATATAGATATATAATTCAAATATCTAAAATGAATCGCCTCATCAGTTTCGACGTTGGAATCAAAAACCTCGCATATTGTGTATATGACATACAACCAACCAATCAAAACATCCCTTTCGCCATCATTGAATGGGATGTGATTAACCTAATCGAACCGAAAGACACCAAACAAGTAATTGTATGTGATCATATACCAAATTCAGCGGCGGCAAAATGTAAACGGGCGGCCAAATACAAAACCCCCACCAAAAACTACTGCGCCCCTTGTGCAAAAGGCTATCAAAAAAGGGGGGAGTTGTTTGTATGTGACAATCCGCCGAAGGCGGCGGCATTACAAAAAATGACATTTGGTGAAATAGAAGACATATACAAAACCTATGCAACCTTACTCGGGAAAGAGTTGCCCCCCGCGAAAACAGAAGTGAAGACAACCAAAAAAACTGCAGTAGATAGAGTGTATAGGATCATCGAAGAACGAGGGTTAATACCGATTATACGAAAAAAAGAGAAATCGGCGAATGATGTTAATTTAGTCGAAATAGGGCGCGCAATTCACAGTCGTTTAACCGAAGTTTTGAAACGGTGTGACCCCGATGAAAAAATGACTCATGTAATTATTGAAAATCAAATATCGCCTATTGCTACGCGCATGAAAACAATTCAAGGAATGCTGGCGCAGTTTTTCATTATGTCGTATACGAACGTAGAAATCGATTTTATTTCATCTTCTAACAAATTGAAAATATTTTGCGATAAAAAAATTGCGCAAAATGCCGAAGAACCGCAAAATGCCGAAGAAAAAGAGCAAATATCCCAATATCGCCAACATAAAAAGGACGGTATTTATTATACAACCCAACTCCTTGAAAAAAACAGATGGCTATCTAATCATGATGCGATGAACACGAAAAAAAAAGACGATTTGGCGGATTGTTTTTTACAAGGAATTTGGTATATGATATCAAAAAAAAGAATAATGGTTGCGGAGAACTTAAAAATAAATATTGTATCTTTAACATAACTATTATAAAATGGAAGAGCTTGATCTTAATTTTGAATCCATGGAACCAATCAAATTAAATATTGGGAATGACTCTTCGTCTCTCGCGCCTTCTGTCAATTTCGGGACAGGTATTGAACTTTTGATGAATGATAAAAAGAAAATGTCTGCGGGTATGGCAAATAATAGTTTAGGTGATTTCGATTCTTTAGAAAGAGAGCTCAATGATTTATCCGCTGCCCCCTCTTCTAGTGGAAACGATTCATCTAATAAACTCTTTTCTGGATTTGGAAACGGGTTTTCAAATATGTTTGGACTATCTGGCGGGAATGATAGCAAATCATCGGGAGATACGAAAAATATAAATCTGGGTTCGAATGACCAGACGGATTCAAATATAGGAACCGCTACTGCCGACAATTTCGCCAACCAATCAACGTGGGATGGATTCACTAAAGTGAGCGAAGTTCCAATGACCTCAACTCAAACGAAAATGACTGACAGAGAGCGAAGACGGAAAAAGAGGATGATGATAAAAAAATTGGAAGAATGGTATGAAAAAGGCCTTACCAAATCCAACAATATGTTCTCCATGGATTCATCATTTGAAGAAGTCGAAGATGAATACGAAACCGTATTGGAAGAAAAGCGAAAGAAAGATAGCGTGAAATTGCAAGGATGGTGGTTTATGACGTTTGTGAATTCGATCGAATACGCGAATGCAGCATTTAATCCATTTGATATTAATTTGGATGGGTGGGGAGAACAAGTCACTGAAGATATCGATTCGTATGAAGAGATATTTTACGAATTGCATGAAAAATACAAGGGCGGAAAACTTTCGCCGGAAATTTCGCTGTTATTGCGTCTGGGCTTCAGCGCGGCGGTCGTTAATTTCACGAATAAAGCACTCTCGAGTGCAACCCCGGGGTTCAATGACGTCATTAAACAATCCCCCGAATTGATGAAAATGTTTACAAATGCCACTGTTTCGAGCATGTCACAACAGAGTCCGGGGTTTGCAATGGCAAATAACTTGATGAATGAATCAAACGCGAAACCTATGCCTACGGGTCCACCCCCTGCCCCGGTAGAAACCAAAAATATGCCGGCAATGCAGCGTCCGGGACAGATGCAAGGACAGATGCAATTTACCGAACATCCAGGAAATCGCCCCGATTTGATAGCAGCGGCTGGGTCGGGAAATAATCAATATCAGTCACTTCATATTCCTTCGATGCAACCTTCGTCCATGACAAATATGATGCGACCAATTCCGCAGCAACCACCCGCTCGCGCAGAAATGCGGGGGCCACAGAGTGATATAGACAATATTTTATCGGGATTGAAAATGAAAAAGGAAGACCTTCCAAAAGAAATATATGGACAAAATTCGGGAGAATCCGTTCATCTGGGGGATGATTCTGTAATTTCAATTTCGTCGTTGAAAGATATCCAGAATGCATCCATGCCTAAGAAATCTCGTCGCAAACCCAAAAGCGAGAAAAATACAATCACATTGGACATTTAGAACCACTGCAATAACGCAAACAGTGAGACCAATGCGTTGACCCATAACAGTAATAGGTTGTATATGATCATATACAACTTATTTGGCCGCCCTACATGGGCTTCTTTAGCCTCGCACATTGTCGAATGATTCCAATGGAATATTATTTATCTTAGGCAGTTTTTTTTGTGTTTTATTCTGGCGGGTTTTGACAAAAAAACAACTAGTTGCATTGCAAATTCGTCTAACAATGCCTTTTTTGGCGGCGGCGGGTGGGCTTTGGTTTATTACTTCTACTAGTTCTGCTGGTTTGATTTCATTTTCTTTTGATGAAGATGTTTTTTTTGTTTTTCTAGATGTTGGACTTACATTGTATTTCAAAACATGCAATAAATAGTCCTTTGTTGTATAATCCGAATTGTTTTCAAAATTTTTATATTTTTCTAAATCTTTTTTCAAACCTTCTAAATTTGAAATGGCGTTTTCAGTTGCTTGTTTATCAATTTGAATCTTACGAACAATCCTTTTGAATAACCCTATTTCGTTTTTTTCCGCATTTTTTATGCAGCTTAAAACGAAGTCGATATCTTTATCCAGGTCAGAGTTGTTCTTCATCTTATATCCGAATTTTATCCAATAACCGACTGTAGTATTCAGATTTAACCCGAAAATTTCAAATATACTATTATAACCTGGTATTGTGGGGGTTAGATTAAAAATATTGGTATTTATGAGTAATTTGTATATTTCATTACAGTTTTCGTCTTCCCTTGCTTTTATTATTTTTTCAAAAATGATTGGTTCAAACGTATTGTATGTTTTTGTTTTTTTCCCCCGTAAATGTTTCCTTATCTCTTTTATATCAATGTCTTTATGTATTAAAGGCGTATAATTTTCAACTCTATGTTCACTACCAGGAGATACAGAGATAGATGTGGCACTGTTGTCGGGGTGGAACATATACATTGTATATATATATTATTATAATAAAGAATGCAATATATTGTTGTTCTTCAAGGGTGTAAAGCCCTTGCGGGCTTTAACCAGTCGCCCTTACGGGCTTTAACCAGTCGCCCTTACGGGCTTTAACCAGTCGCCCTTACGGGCTTTAACCAGTCGCCCTTACGGGCTTTAACCAGTCGCCCTTACGGGCTTTAACCAGTCGCCCTTGCGGGCTTTAAAGAGTCGCCCTTGCGGGCTTTAACCAGTCGCCCTTGCGGGCTTTACCACAGCAGCTTATCCGCATACCACCCCGGTGTTCCCTTCTTTTTCCTATCTTTTGTATGTCTAATTCGATACAATCTCCGCCGGGTTTTCGCAAAGGTTGCCCCTTTTTTTAAAATATAGGTCGGATAATCATTCATCCCATTTGCGCCAACAGATGCAACCTTTACCCCCTTCTTGTCATATACATCTATTTTTTTCGCAGGATTTGTCGACTGACATACCCGCACACCCAATTTATGCGCCTGTTTGCGAGTATAATTAGTTATGTGATATTTTGCCATTAAAACAAATAAAACTATAATATAATATAAATATTACGCATAAAATAATGTATATAACTAATTTATCTAAATGAGTAAAATGGAAAAGATGAAATCAATTTATTGCAAAATAAATACCGACGAAAGGCTCAACCCCTCCGCCCCTTTTTTCGAGAATGAATCTATATACACCGATTATGACGATACGGAATCCGACGAATCCGACAAAAGTAATTATGCGCAAAATAAAACCCCCAGGGAAGAATCGCAAGAATCTTGCATAAAATATTGTTATAATTGCCTCGATGAAAATTGTAAAATACAAACCGAATCGTGCATGATTGACGCGGTTTTTTCAATAAGTTATATATTGCATTTCGTCAACAAATTTTTGGGGTATATATATGATTCGTGCACTTGCGTGAAAGATTGCACAAGTGTTTGTGATAACATGATCTTATACCCAATTACCTCGAATACATACCAAGAACCGAAAAATGAGATTGTATGGATTTCACATTGCTGGATGACAGATGATTTGGTATTTCATGAAAAATATTATCAATGCTTTGAAAAAGATTACAACCTCTTTTTGATATATAAAGAATTCTTGGATATTATTATTAATTTGCGGGCGAACTTCGGTGAATTACCTACTTATACGGCAGTTATGAATGAAGAAGGAAAGACTGAGTTCGCATTAAAATCATACAATAATCCAATGCTTCTTATGAAAACCCCCGATGGATATTTTTGTAATATAACGGAAACCTCGTCAAATACCGAACCGCTCAATGGGTTAATACCGAAAAAATCGTCCACTTTTTTCATAACGGTGGAATATATAAATGCGGCAACCAATGATTGTATTTCGATTGACATTCCAAGTGAATATTATGTATGTGGCAATGAATTATTTACCCCCATTTTCATACTCCGTCAATTGAAATATACGGGATTGGATATCCAGTTTGGATTGAATTATATGATTCGCATAGTAGATTCGTATTTTGATATAGTGGAATTGAATAGTCGGCAATATATCCAAATCCGGGAAAATGATTATTGTGTGATGGAATTGGAAGATTGAATATTTATGACGTAAGGAATATAAAGATGTCGATATATGATATACATAGGCCAATAAAATACAATGAGTATTTTTCTCTCGAAATATCCTTTGCTTGGTAAATGGAATGTATATTACCATTTACCACAGAATAAGAATTGGGAGTTATCAAGTTATACACTTATTTTGGGAGACATTGATTGTGCCGAAAAAGTCGTGTCGATTGGAGAAATGGTTCATGAAAATATAGTGAAAAACTGCATGCTATTTATTATGCGAACGGGTATTACACCAATGTGGGAAGACCCCAAAAACCGAACGGGTGGTTGTTTTTCTTATAAAGTGTCGAATAAACATGTATATGAAGTGTGGAAACGGCTTTTTTATTTATTATGTGGCGAGACGTTGACCATAAACCCGGCGAATAGTTCACACATTAATGGAATCACAATATCGCCTAAAAAGAATTTTTGTATAGTAAAAATATGGCTGGATACCACGGCCATTCAAGACCCCGCCATCATTACGCGAATTCCCAATTTGGAAAATCAAGGGTGTTTGTTTAAAAAACACGAGCCTGAATTTTGAAAAAACGTAAGGGCGAGGCCCGAAGGGCCGATGAAATAAATGGTATATGATCATATATCAATTGCAAAATAAAATATAAAGTTAATTATACATTTACACCATCGTAAATGTATAAACAAATCCAGTTGGGCGCGATAAACCAGACGAATGGATTATACGAATTACCGTGTTTCGCATCAAAAAAAAACGAGTATTTATGCATAGATTGCGAAACCCCATTAATATTACGAAAAGGAGAAGAGCGCATTTACCATTTTGCCCATCACAAATCCCAAGAAAAATGCAATTATTTATATGGCGGCGAATCTGAAATACATAAAAGCGCCAAACTACTATTGAAAACTCTCTTGGAAAAAAACAAACAAATCCTCATCACTACCATGTGTAATTCATGCAAAAAAACTACTACATATGAAATCCCCATCTATACAGAAAACACATCGCAAATAGGAATAGAGCATAGATTTGTATATGATCATATACAACGTATTGCGGATGTGGCGTATTTAGATAATGGCGAATTAGTTTGTATATTTGAGATTTGTCATACAAATAAAACGCAACACGATGCACGTCCAGAGCCTTGGTTCGAGATTGATGCATATTCGTTATTAACGACTATTCAGGAAAATCCGGAAGACGAAACTATATACTTGACATGCATACGTAATCATAAAATGTGCGATGATTGTATTCCGCAAATAGGGACGATTTATTTTAATCAACGCGGGGCAGGTTGCGGAAAAACATATGAAAGCATTCAATTGTTATCGTCGCCAAAATTTGATAATAAACATACATTTATATATTTGACAAAAATGCATTCGGCTACAAATGTAATACACGGAGAATTGAAACAACAACTCGTATCGGGAAATCTCGGAGAATTCGAAGAAGAGCCCGTTATCGATGACAATATTTCAAAACAATACAAAATAAATTTGCGAAATACAAAAACGAATCGATCCTATACAATTATTATTGGCACCATCGATTCGTTCAATTATGCGGTTGTAAATAAAAATAAACGAATAAAAGAAAAGAATTATTTTCACGGGGTGGTAAAAACGATTGTAGAGGGGGATATGGAACGGAGTGTAAAATACGGTTCTATAAGATATGCGCAAGAGAGTCGCCCATTAAATACATCGACACTTGTTATCATCGACGAAGCACAGGATTTGGAAAAAGAATATATTGAAGCATTCGGTCAAATCATTCGACAAACCGACATTGATGTATATGTCATTGGCGATAAATTGCAGAGTATATGGGGACAACATAATATTCATACTTTTGCAGATACGCATTCGGTCGAAGGGGTAAATCATATATCAAGAAGCCAACCGGTAAATAAAGTCTTGCGTTTTCACAATGAACAATTTCAGCCTTTTGTAAATAAAATAATCGATTTCGAGAAATGGGGACTTTCTCCGATAACTGGTATATGTGATATACCATCATGTAAATATTCCCATGAAAATGAAATTATCCCATATGAAGTATTCCAAATACCCGATTTGAATGGCGCGAATAATAATGATATTGATAAAACGTTTGAAAAACTAATCAAATATATGAATTTGGAAATCGAAAAATACAATTATTTGCCGCATAATTTCATGTTTATTTTCCCGATACTTTCTAAAAATTCATTCGCCCAATTATTGGAAATTCGTCTACAGGAATTTTGGATAGATAAATTCAGAGACCCGTTATATCAAACAAATGTATTGAAACTGCATCCCTATTGGAAAGATAAAATGGACGATTTCCAATTTTATAAATTCTGTTTTTTACATAAATCGAGCGATGGAACATCTATCAATTTGGATGAGTCCCAATTTGCAACCCGAATTTTGTCGATTCATTCGTCCAAGGGGAATGGTTGCGAAGTAGTATTTGTATTGGACATTTCAGAAAGTGCATTGAAAATTTTCAGTAAAGAAAGCAATAATCTTGTATATGATTCTCTTTTACACGTGGCAATTACGCGACAGAAAAAATCTTTATATATTGGAATAAAACAAAATAATGATGATATTTGGAAAAGATTCAAAAATTTGGTTAAAATGGACTCAAAAATAAAACCCAATCTGAAATGTATTTCGAAACATGCAAAATATTCGATCACATACAATTCATTGGATGATTCGACGGATTCGAATTTTCAGAAAATCAACGAAACGATTATCATACCTCAAAAATTTTACCGATATTTACCGATTCAATTATCAATGAAAAATAAAACCATTATTGATTGGGGACATCACACAATTCGATATACGATTATGAAATATGGATTATTGCTCAATATTAGTGTTATACCAACGGATAATGAAGTTGTCAAATATAATTTTACTAACCAATTTTTATATTTACTCAACAATATATGTAAATTAGAAGTGAAATCGCATTCTTATCAAAATTACAAACAAGCACTACGATTTATATATGAATATAGGATGAATTCTGGACATCAATCACATCATATACCCATATTATTATTCAATTCGGACGAAAGAACCATGTATCGTAAATATACGAATATTTTACTAACAATCATTTTGATTATCCAGAAAAAAATAAGGCATTCGATTAAAGATAACAAAATTCCCCATTTTTGTCCGTTGGAATTTATTATTTTACATTACATGATAGAAACAAAACAACATGGTCATTTTTCCGATATTTCTATTATGGATGTTTATTCTATTATGCATCATTATAATGAATGCGATATATCAGAAGAACATGATAAACAAAATGGTTGCGAATGCAATAAACAATTCGGCAAAATCAATGAGAAGAGTAATGACAGCATCGAAAATAGAGATATACAAAATAGTATTATTGCCCATTATAATAATATTCAAATGGTGAATGTTTTATTTGAAAAATACAAAAGGAATTTATTTGAAAAATATAATTTGCGTAATTGCGATGTAACATATAATATAAATCATGGGGTTTATTTTGGGAAAAAGAATGAGAGTTTTGCATTGAGACAACCTTTTTCAATTATTGGTCATTCTGAATCTCTTGTTGTTTTTTTTAGTATAAAACCCACGTTTACGCATTTAAATTTTAATGATATTATTTGTCAGACCATTTTTGAAAATTTCATTTTATTGAATATTGGCGGCGAAGAAGAGACCGACGAAAGTTCGTGTGAACAAAAGAGAAAAACAAACAACCAACGTTTTTTCGGTAAAACCATTATTAGTTGTTTGTTTACATTTGATTCGAATGAGCCTATTTTTATGGAAATGAACCGCCTAGATGAAAATTCCATATTGATTGAAATTGTGAAAAAATCCATATTTGAGCACTATAAAGAAAATCATTATCTTCTTTTCAAATTATATCAATTCAATTTCGAAAAATTTATCACGGCGGAAAATAAAATAGAAATTTTCTCCGAGATAGATGTTAGTTTGGCGAGTTATTCAGAAAAAATGCCGCAATATATAAAATATTTCTTCCGGGACTGTAAAAAGGAATATAAACGAACCAAAGATAAGACCACGTTTATTGAATCGTTGAATGACGAACCCATATTTATGGCGAAAATAGAAGAAGCATTGAGCGAAGCGATAGATGAGATTATATGATCAATGATGAAAAAATGGGCAATTATTTTACTCTAGAACCATTATATAAAAATATTCAAAATAATAAATGTTTTGTTGTTATGTAAAACCGAATCAAGTAAATCCGGTCAAAGAAGTATTACCATATGTAGATGAAAAAAATTACTCATTATCTAGTGTCGATACAAAAATATATAATTTTATATATTCAGACGAATCAGACAAAACCCTCCAAAGAATTGTAACAAATATTATGGATTTTCAAATACTAAAAAACCCCGACATTTTATATATCAAACAATATATTCCAAAATGGGGGAACGAACTTTTGACTATTCATAATCGAATATCGCAATTAATGGATACATTATTCGTCAAGCATTTAGTTGTATATGGCGAAAAACTGGATTTTCCATGTATTGATAAAATCGATAAAAATGATATCGTTCGAGAATTGACTTCAATCAATGAAATTTTCGGCAAACTCATTATTGTATCTATAAATGAAAATTGGTTGCAATGAATTGTGTGAATTACAATATAAAGAATAGTGATATATGATCATATACATTGGATTTAGGGTTGCCCTTCACATTGGGTTGCCCTTCACATTGGGTTGCCCTTCACCCATATGCTCCTATGGCTAAGTGGTATAGCACTTGACTTGTAATCAAGAGATCCTGGGTTCGATTCCCAGTGGGAGCTTATACGATATTTATTATAGGATAAATATTGTATATTTTAGTTGGTTGTCGAATATATAGAAATATATTAGTAGTAGTAGTAAATGAAGTATTTCTTTTTTATTCCATTATTTCCTTTTTTGTATTTGGAAATGATTACTCCATTTATTCGCAAATGTCTCCTATGTGACAAAATCCGCGGAATAGTAAAATCGTTATCCGGTTTATTGCAAAAAATGCAGATGCTCCCTACATTTGATAATAAACATATCGAACCAAACAGCATTATACAATTACCTTGCGAACCGCCTCTTTCATCAAATGCAAATATCACAACCGTATGCGACCCAAATTGCAATATACAAATGATTCTCCCAGGATACATGGAACACGACCCTAAGCAAAATCCGCTTTAACGTGGTCGGATAATACACAAACATTATCGCACATTATATTCAAATCTTGTTTACGGTCATGGTCTTTCGCATGATATTTTAGATAATGTTCTATACTACTATTTAGTCTATTCACCGAATTCATATACGCATTCACTTTATCAAGGTTACCATTTTTCTTGGCCAAAATCATCCATCCTAATTTTTCAAACATTGCTTTATACCAATGCTGGAGACCACAAAACGTGTGCTCGCAACAAGACCCGGATGATTTGCTATGTCGATGATGACTATGTCGGCGGTGTTTTTTTGCGGTTTTTGTCATATATATATATTATATTGCTAAATTCTTACTTGCACTGCAAAAAATTGATGGGTTACTGAATTACAATTATTTGTGATAAAATACAATTGTAAATAATGAATCAATCGATTCAAGATATAATATCCGGGAAAAATAAACCCAAATATTATAAAGATTTATTCAATGACAAGTTCGCGGAATTCAATACTCGTAAATTAAACGCAATATTGCGAAAAACGGCGAAAGATTTCGGGGGGTCCGCGAAAAGGTCGAGAGAAGAGAAAATGAAAAAATTGGATATAGTAAAAAGTGTCATAAAAAAAGCGGAACAAATACAAGAAGCCCCCGTTGAATGCATGATTTGTTTGGAAAATGTGCAGCCATCGAACCTTTTTATCACAAATTGTTGTCATGTATTTTGTATAAATTGTTTTTTGCAATATGTAATAAATTATAGCAAAACGAATTGCCCAGTATGTAGAAAAATGTTTGATACAAAAATGGAGTTTGAAAAAATATCGGCGGATATTTTTGCTATATATGTCCCGGATGAAGTTGTTTCATATGATGATTATCCTACGCATATAATGAATCATGAGACCAATTATGTATTTACATTAAAAATTTATTTGGCTATATTCATTTGTTTTATTATACTTATTGGGGTTGGAGTTTTATTCATGGTTGCATAATTAGATTTTATTTTGCAAAATTGATGAACTAATATTAGAAATTGTTTATGTATATTTCTCAATAATAATATATATAATGATTTCATCCGTTGAACTTTTTAACAGACTTTTGTGCAACCTTTGTTTATATTTCACATTGCATATGTTGATGCATTGTGAAACACTCGCTGAAGCAAAAGAATGCAGACGAATGAGAGAATGCGATTTCAATGCGGTTAATAGTATTTGTGAACCTGATTCTGCGTTCGAATCGACATGGCGCATTGCCGATTTTGGAGAAAGACCCGCGAACTTTTTAGTTGAAGAGAATTCCTATATTGTTCCTTTTGGAATATTGAAGATTGAAAAATTGTTAAAGATTGTTCGTGAATTTTTGTTTTAGTTATTTTCGTTATTTTCGTTTTCGTTATTTTCAGTAAAATTAAAAAGTTTTCGTTTTTTTATTTCAACAAAATCCGGGGAAATAAAAAAATATTAATATTATTTACCATAAAAATCTACGAATCAAAATAAATCTTATACAACATTTTCCGACAAAATAATTTGAACTCTTTTTAATCGCATATCTCGTATAAACGCGTCGCCGTCTTCTTTGAATTTTGTCGTCAAGTATTCATTGCCGGGCAACACAACGTTGCTCATCAAGTCTTCTATAATAACCACTTTTGAAGGTGTCATCCCTGATATCTCCTCGATTCGATTGACAATATCTCGCGCGGATGCATTCACACAATGCGATTTGGCTTGACCTGCAATATAAAGACATTTTTGATTTCCGGCATTTCCGCAAAGGTGTCGGAATAGCGGCTCATTGAATCGCGTAGCCATATTGCACGCGGTTTCTATGAATTTTTGATATGGTCGAATTTCCGGAAAAGGCGCTTCTACTCCCGGAATGCAAGTGTAGTCGAGGATTTCATCTTGCGTTTTTTTGTCGAATTTCTGAATCAACTCCTCATACGGAACAGTTGCACTCATGATACTATACATCTCAGTTAGAATATTCTCGCCTTTTTCGTGGAAGAAGAGTTCGCCTCCAGTTACTTGATTCCATTGCATAATAGCGGACATGATACTCTCTTCAATCAACCAACCCGGCTGATTGCGAATACAGTGTTGATTCCAAATGAGTGGATGTATATTTTTTTGTGTGGTCATAATGCGAATGTATTCGACCGCCCATTTCTGCAAACATGGTTCGTCTGCTTCATAAATGATTGTATTTGACAAAGCGCCGTCGAAATCGTATGCATTGACTATTTTATCATCGGCATTCAATGCGAATACTACACCTGGTGTTACGGGAATGCCGTCAACTCTTTTCCAAAACCCCGCGTGTCCAATGTGGATTGTCAAATGCGAATCCATCGACATGTGAATTTCTTTGAAGAAAGCTGAGCCCGTTTTTTCAAAATTTTTGATATCTGTTTCTATCATTTTTATAATGCGTTGTGCATCTTCCATCGAATTGACCACTGGCAAATGACTGCCTGGTTTATCGTGGAAATCTTCTTGGACGTCAATAAGGAGGAGAATATTGTTGGAATCAGTCATACTGGGAAAAGATACTTGACCAACTATTTCAAAAAAGATCGTCAATTTTTATAGAAGAAATAAATTTTATATGATCATATAGAATTTATTCGGCTTCGCCGCATTGTGCCAAGGGTTTTCCCGAAAAGGGTTACCCGTAGGGGGTGTTCAAGGGTTGTATATGATTTATGGTGGGGTAAGGGGATAAAATGGTTCCCGAGGGGGGGGGGTACCCGTAGGAGTATTTTAACTCGGCGGCAATGGAGCCAAACACAATTTGATTTCCCCCAAAGACGCAACGTCATATTTGACAATCAACGGCAAATCATTCCCCAAATACATTTCCAAATGACTACATAATGGGGTGCACTTAATGAAATGGCTCAAACTTTTCAATGAAAACTCGCCCTGAATAATCGTAGTAACATCGGGTTTATGCACAAACTCCATATTCCCATCAGATTCTGACCGAAAAATACGCGAACTAGCAAAACTGCCTTCGCACGAAAAGATAAGGTCATTCCCCACCGATTTTATTTCAATCCTGTCTGAAATCCCGTTCAAATCACGGATGATTTTCTGGAAATCGGAAGTAGGTAAATTGATTATGGTAGAATATTCCACGTCGGGAACAACCAATTCCTCCGTATCGGGATCAATTAATCGCAACCTTTGACTGTAGCATTGTTTAATGTCCCCGTTGTCATATTGAAATCCCAAATGCGATACAACCCCGTCATGATAATCTCCGTTTTCAATATACATAGAAAGAGTATCATCATTCGACATGGTCGAAATCACTTTGAAAAGATGGAGCGTATTGGCACATACAATGATTTTATCAGGGATACAAGTGTATTGTTCAAATTTATGGGCATTTAAAATGACATTTACTAAAATGGTATGGGTCTTGTCGAAATTAATGATTTTCAAGCCGGAACGCGTGTATGTGATCGTGGCATCCGTTAAAATGTCTTTAATCGCGGTAATCATATTACGTATAGGTTGAATTTGAACCGTTTTTATAGTTAATACATTATTTTCTTCGTTCATTCGGGGAGTTGAAGGAGAATAGTGATATATGACATTTCGCGAATATCTTTAATATTGTTTCTTTATTATAGATTTTTTATTATTCGTTTGCGAAGATTGTAGGTGTATTTCTTTATCGTTTTTTTGGGGGAGGGGGGCCTATTTTTTTTTGATTTTCCGCCGAAATATTCAATGTCTTCAATGTCTTCCTCTATTTTGGGTTTTTTTATAGGTCTCTTATCCATCCCTTGTTTTTCATGTTCAACAATATCTATTCGATTACTTCCACTACTACTACTACTCATACTCCTACTACTACTACTACTCATACTCCTACTACTCATACTCCTACTACTCATACTCCTGCTCCTGCTCCTACTCCTGCTCCTGCTCCTACTACGTTTGGTTCCAACTAATGGACAATTACTATGAATAGATGGGGAATCAAAAATATGTTGTAGTTGTTCTTTTAAAGAAAATTTTTCACCATCAAATAAACTTTGCCAACCTTTCACGATATGTTCTTTTTTTAGCTCTTCTTGTTTTTTTTGGGTTGTATCCAATCTACTTAATTCAGCGAATTTACGTTTATCAGCTTTAATTTGTTCTTTCAATTCTTTATAATCTTTAGTGAGAGTGTGACCTTCACTGCGTAAGTGTTCTAATTTTAATTTATCAAGTTCAATATCATGTCGATATCCATGTTTTGCCGGTATATATGTAAGTTCACTTCGCGGTGTTCCTACATATTGATGTGACAAAAATGCACTGTTCCACTTTTCTGCGTATCTAGAACAACCTCCACCACCTAATTCATGTGACGCTAGATTACATTGAGATTTTAAATCTTCCAATATCGGATAGTATTTGATTTCATAATTAAACACATCGCTTAATATGCATCTTATTAAAAAATAACTTTTCCATTTTTTTAAATCTCCTTCCTCATCAAGAGTTCCGGCTTCAATAAAAGGGTCTTCAACATATTTTCCTATATTTCTATCGCCGCCCCAATCGGCTATATTTATACATCTTCCCTCCTTCTGCGTAGTGAAGACACAAGAAACCGCATGTCTTTCTGGAGGAACCGGAAAACATAAGAAAAAAGGAGTATTATCTTCTATTTCATATATTTTTTGACATAATAAACAATCCATTATTAATTTTGGAGTTATTTTATTATCGCTATGATTGGTAAAGCTTTGGGGGAAATCTACTGGTATATTTATTGTTCTTACTGCTTTTTCTCCTTTTTTCCTAGCTGAAGTTCTAGTCTCTTTTCCCCACATTATCGCAGTATATCAAAGTATAATACTATGATATTTTTATATTCTTTCAACTATCATTTCATAGGGCGGCCGAATAAGTCTACTATTTGACAAATTCCACTCCTCTACGCATTTCTTTACGGCCATCTATCATTATCTCTTTTTCTACCAACCTCCCCATTTCTACTAAATCTTCGCCCCGTTCTAAATTCGCTTCATATGATTCAAAACTATAAAATATGTTCGTTTTTGTATTCAATGCATACTTTTTACCATCTATTATTAATTCCCGCGCTTTCCATCTAACCATTCTTTCGGGACCCACAACAGTTGCCATTCCCGATTTATCTTTCAACAAATTGGGTTGCGACGAAAAATCATTCTTTGTTACTTTGCCGAAACTGAAACATACCAATGGTTCATCGGGATTTGTATTATACAAACTACAGTCTATCGACGTCTCTTTAATTGCCCGTAATATTTGCTGATTCACTTGGTCTTTTATAGACGCGATTTCAAAAAGTGTTTCATCCGTAGTTACCGGCGTTTTTTTATCCAATCGACTTATGTCTTTTATGCGCAACTCTTGGTTTTTTTCGTCTTCTTTCTGCTCTTTTGATAAAACGGATAAATAGACGAATACTTTTACGGTTCGCAAAGCTTCGGGTAAATCTTTATGACTGCAAATGCGGCGCGCGCGCCCGACTACTTGGTCTATTCTCACCATATTCCAATAAGGTTCAACTATATGAACAAACCGGGTATTGCGCAAATTAATACCTTCTGCGCCGGAAGATGTAATCATCATTAGTTTTATAATTTGTCCCATAAAATTATTTTCCGCCTTTCTTCGCAACCTTTCTACAATATTAGAAGGCACGAATTCCCACGCCGAATTATATATATTTCGCATAATCTCCTTTTCTTCGGCGGTTTCCGTTCCAGTATATAGTATGAATTTCGGTTTTTGCTCGTTCTCGGCTTCGTCGCCCTCGACAATCGACCACGACCCCGAATTGTTTTTTTCTATTCGGAAATGGGAAAACCCGTTTGCTTCTAAAATCAATTTCAAAATCCCAATCCCCTCAATCGTTCGGAATTGACTGTATAGTAAATGCAGCCCCTCGTTATTCTCATCCAAGAGTCTTTCTAAAATGGCCAAAAATTTGGGACTATACATCATTAACCCATCGGGATTTAAATATTCTTTTTCGCGCGGACGCATAGGGTCTAATTTCAAAAATGCGAGGGCTTCGTTAATTTGCGCCTGATAGCTTAATATATCCTCGGTCTCTTTTACGTGTTCATCCTCATTCAAATCGTCTTCCTCGTAATCGTCCGCATTTTTGCGGGTTTCATTTGTAACTGCATCAATATTCAATTCGTTCAATTCCCCCTTATTTGGGCGAGGGCGTTCTTGTTCTGCGGGAAATGCGAAATTGCACGCCGCTCGCGAAAAGATTTTATATGTGGAAGAAATGTCGTCATCTGCCCCCTTATGCATCGCTTTGGCTTTTTTCTTCTTCGCTTCTTGGTCACGTTCTTGTTTTCGTATGTCTTTATATACGGAGAATTGGTATGGACTCATCTCCACATACACCATATGATAATTCGAACCGCCATTGTTCACAAAAGACGGCAATAATTTCTCTTGTGCACTCCGGAAATATGAGGTGAGACCCAGAATTCTGCGTTGAAATAAAGACTTATTGATGAAATCTTTCGTATCCGCATTAATAAATAATGCGTTGAATTCATCGGCCGTATCAGGGAGTATTTTGTATTTTACTATATCCACATTTCCCACGGGGACAATACCGTGTTTATTTAATATCCGCAACATGTGTTTCTCAAAATCGTCGTCGCTAATATTTCCGGTTGGATCCAATACAACACCACTGTATTTGGCGAATTCATCCGCACCGCCTTCATAATAATTCATATGTTTATAATAATTATCCATGGTTTCGTCTTTTTCCAACTCTTTCTCTTCCAGTGGTTTAACCGCAATGACGTTCGCCCCCAATTTTTGTATGGGATCATTTTCGAAGGTTGCTTTGGGTTTGGCGGTCGATTTCTTTTTCGTTTTTCCGCCTTTTATTACGGCGGAGGCTTTTGGTGGCGATTTCCGTTTCGTTTTTTTCATCGCTTCTTTTTCTATTTTCCGTTTTTCCATTCGTTCGATAATGCGCTGCTCTTCTTTCGCGTTTTTCTCCTTTAATTCCACCGCTTTCCTAGTATCTAGTTTATTAATAAATCCATAAGGGTTGCGCGTAACCGTCAAATGATTACCACTGTATTCAACATAATCATATGTATTCAATCCGTCTTTAACGAACATCTCCAAAATCGTATCGCTATTTATTTTCTCTTTTGTAGTTGTGCGAACGGATAATTCCCATGTTTTTATTCTGCCTCTTAATATATTATACAGAATCGCGATTTCGTTCACATAATTGATAATAGGTGTTCCCGTCAGTAAAATAATGCGGACATCCGTGGCATCCATCAAATAGTGGTATAGTTTGTATGAGATCGATGTGGGTTTATTCAATTTATTGAGAATACGACTCACGAAATTATGCGCTTCGTCGATTATCACCGTTCTATGGTCAAATGGGTTGATAGAATCGTCTTTGGTGAGTTCTTTCAACTTCTTTTGATTAATACCATTATAATTTATATCAATATACTTGGCGCGAATCATCGCATTGATTTGTTCATCGACGTTTTTCTGGTCGGTTGTTGAAAGTTGCGCGAAATTCGCCGATTTTGTTGCATTCACTAACCAAGCGCCTTTATGCATTTTCACGTAGGCGGGGGTAAGATTGAGTATTTGACTAAGCAGTCCTACGTATTCAGGGTTCCCGTCAATACTGACAAATTCCCAGAATTGATTTTTTTTGTATAAATGGTCGCCGCATTTTTTCAATTCACTGAAAAAATTCATTTTTAAAGACGCGGGGGTCATTAACACGATCTGGCGTTCGCTTTTCATTCCTTCTGCGATGGCGATGGATGAACACGTTTTACCAGAACCCAACCCGTGATATAACAACAGTCCTCTATATGGAGTAAATAGATTGAGATATTGGCGCACGATTTTCTGATGAGTAAGAAGTTCGATATTGGATGTTGTATTATTGAGAGAATCGCATGATATTTCATCATTATGATGCGCGATGTCTTCTCGGTAGGGTTGCAAAAGGCGCGCAATTTTGTCAATGTATATTGCTCGATTTGTCATATAATACGGTGAAATTTGCATTTTGACGGGTTTTGTGAGGGGTAGTCGTTTATTTACGAGTTCATCTCCAATTTTAATACGGTTGAAATCGGTTATAATATCATACTTGATTTCTTTGCCTTTTTTACGAGAAACTTTTTTATCTGTTTCTTTTTTGTCGGTTTTTTTATGAATTATAACTGCTTCTGCTTCTGCTTCTTCTCTGGCTTCTGCTTCTTCTTCTTCAGGTTCCGACAGTTTTGCCACGGTTTCACTCGGTTCAATGGGTTCTTGTAATGTTTCGGATATATGTGGAATGATAGATTGCGATGGTATTTGATTTTCAACCAATATATTATTTGACATCAACCTTTTTATTATAAGTTCGCGATTCATATCTGTTTTTTTCCTCATATCCCGCATTATAATATTCGGTTCCTCTTCTATTTCTCCTATTGCATTTTTTTTATTTTGGTCCCCTTCTAAAATGATTTGAACCGGATTTTTAGGTTTTGGATTTTTTTTTATACCTAAATTATGAATATTCATTTAAGATTGATTGAAATATATACTATATATATAATTCAATCTACTATATTTTACCATCTATCAGAGTCGATGCCATTTAGTCTTTATCGAATAAATTTTCTATAGACATAAACATAATATTATATATTTTTATAATTTCGATTTTTTCGTCTTCAGTTAGATGTTCCAATTGCATTAGTTGTTTATTTGTCAAAATCCTATAATTTTTGATATCATCTTTCATGATTGAAAAAGGCGTTATAGTTATGCTCTTCCTAGTTTCGTTAAATAATTTTGCAATAAAAGTTTGAGTTATTGTATATGTATCTATTTCGCAAGAATCATCTTCATTAGAATCCATGATAGATGATTTATACAATATTGGATAAAATATTATATAAAATTTCACAAAACACTGCATAATGTATGCAACTTTCGCATTTGTAATATACAACTAACTACTGATTTAGTGGCTTGAACCGACTTCTCATCCACCATTATGCTAAAAATTCGATAAATTCCGTATTGCCGCATCACACGCAATCTGTTCCGCCTTCTTTTTTATTTTATGTTTACCTTCTCCTAAAAACAAAAAGATTCTTCCGTGGTCCGACATATATTGGTGAACACTACCGAAATTGGCGAATTGTGTATATGACAAAGAATCAAAATGTGTTAATCCATTATTTGCTTGACCTAAACACAAATATACCCCCATATAATACCCGCCGTCTTGATTATGCTGTTCGATTTCCATATAATTCGGAGTGACTTTGAATTCTTTCTGAATGCGAACTTGTAATATATTTTTATAATTATCGTCATTTTGAATCAGATTCATCCAATCCACGTGTTTTTCAAAGACGTTTTCAATGAAAATTTGCGCTAATTGAAACCCCGGACCGATGACAGGTGCCCCGGAATATTCACTGAAGTCAGGAACGCTAATCCGATTGAAATCGAGGAAAATGGCGCCTAAAAACGCTTCAAACAAACACCCCAACTTTTTCAAATTTGTTCGGGTTTGTTTCGTTTCCACATGTTTGGAAATAATAAACCATTTATGCAATCCCATTTCCAATGCTAAACGACCGAGCGATTCATTCTTCACCAATGCGATTTTCTTTTCCGTCATAAATCCTTCTTGCTCTTTAGGAAAACGGCGATAAAGAGAGAATTTCGTAACACACTCTAATACCCCATCTCCTACAAATTCCATCCGCTCGTTCGATTTTGTATATAGGGGGAGACAATTTTCAGGTTTAGGCATTATTTCTATGTGATTTTTTTCATTTTCCGCATTTGGTCGACGAATGTAAGAGCGGTGAACAAATGCGCGGCGATATAGATTGAAGTTTTGTATAGGATAATTAACACCATATTGTTGCAAAATCCCCGCCACATCTTCGGGTGTTATCTCTTTATTTAGGGAATTAAATGGGTCGAATATGTATTTCTCGGTGCCATCCGGCATTTTTTCAATGCGTATATCTTCATCACTTTGCAAAATAGTATTCATTTTATTATCCGATAAAATAAAATGAATCTTCTATATTGTATAGTCGGCTTGCTTTTATATCGTTTTACAAATTGTAATTCGAATTGGAATAAAAATCTTTAGCGAATATATAATGGGTCTATCAAACGCTGCTAAACGTGCTAGATATTATGATTCAATCATCAACCAAAATCAGGGTGGAGGAAACAAAAAGGCGGGATTCGCTTACCAAATTGGACGTTCATGGAGAACAAGTATTGCTTTCAATAATACAAATGTTCTTACTGGACACTGTTGCACTTTGAAATCATACCAGACAATGAACTGGACTAGTAATGCGCATATTTCCAAACCAATTGGAACATCGAGTGGAATCAGTTATTGGCGCGGCGGGGCAAATTATTAAGCCCCATCCCCACACAATACGAATAGCGAATAGAATAATTCTATATGATCATATACAATTATCTTCTCCCCTTCGGGGGTCCGCCACCACCCCGACACGACCCGACACGACACGACCCGACACGACCCGACACGACCCTTTACACCTTTTCTCATTTAAAACGCCCATTTTTACAAGTTATGAAATGAAATCGCTTATAAATAATTCTTCTTGATTTTTCGTGTATTGTTTTTCTTGGATACATATTTTTCTGGTCTTTCG